TTCTGACATTTATAAACTCCTTATGCTATAATTATACTACTAACTACAGTAATGTCAATTTTTATTTTTAAGAAGTATCAATTAGAGCCTATGTATAAGCCTTCATAGTAGTTTATTGCGGCTTTCTGCTCTCTTATAACTCTTAAAAGTTCTTGTGTGTTGTATGCTAGGTTTTCATAACTCTTAACTGTTATACCATACCATACTCTTTCCTTGTCTAAAGCTTGCTTAGTTTTGTCTGTTATTACTTTGAACTCTACAGGTTTTAAAGAAACAGGTGAAGGTTTGGGTGCCGGAGCTACTGTAATAGTTGTTTTAACAGGCTCTAAAGGAACAATCTCCGGAGCAGAGGCACACGCAGTTAGCATAAAAAGTGCTAAGATATTAATTATTAACTTCATTTTCTATTCCTTCAAAGAGTTTTTTAGTAGCTGAGTTAATTCTGCGCTCCACTAGAGTTGGCTTGGCAAAACTTAGCAGTTCTAGGTTATTGTCGTCTATAGCAGACAGAGCTTCATTAGCTAACTTTTGAGCTGCTCTTGCCTGCTCATTATACTGAACAGACAGCTCGCTTTGTTTTCTCATAGCACTCTCTAGTTCAGCTACTGCCAGCTTATATTGCTCGTTTTGTTGTATTAATTGTGCATTCTGAGCAGTTAGATGTTGTATTTTGTTTTGTGTGTAGTAGAAATACCCAACAGCTGATGTTAGAAGTAGCCCTATTAGTATTAATTTTAATTGCATGTTATATACCTATAGCAGTTACCGAAACGTTATATCCAGAAACTGCTAACCCGTTATTAGATTGATAGACTCGTACATTACATCCTATACTAGACACATTAGATACAGATACTAAGTAACCCCCAGTAGCTCCGTACATAGTAGCTGAAACTTTTGGACTCTCTATATAATTTTTAAAACTGTAATCAACAAAGACTCCAGCATTACTAGATACCTGTTTTAATGCACTGAATGTTTTTTCTTGTACGTCTACTTCATAGTTAAATTGTTCAAGAATTACGCTGGTAACACTAGGTTCTTTGTTTGAATATTGTAGTTTAATTTGGAAGTACCTAAAGTCGATGTCTCCAGAAATATATCTTTTGAGCCCTAAGTCGGCATTATCAGACGCCCCTACAAAAGTGTTTGGATTAGTATTACCGTGCCCTGGGAAGCCAGGTACGCCATTGGCAGCTGCGGTATAGAATACGTTGTCAGTAGCGTATCTTATGTACACATTTTGAACTATGTCTCTAGTAGGTCCTATGTACGTAAGACTACCCGCCGTATCTAAGAATTGAGCTAGGTCTACTAACTCATATGCGTTACCACTAATGCACAGATTAGCAAAAGAATTACTCCCAGTACTTTTACCGTTAGCATAGAAGACTTCCCCTAACTGTATTGAATTTGCACTTATAACACCGGCTATAAAAGCAAACATATTTGCATTTGCAGTGTCGTTAGCAAACTGACCTGGATTTCTTATGGCAAACACATTACCAGTCTGCCCACCGCTAGTAAGAGTCATTGCATAGGTATTGTAACTAGCAACAGCGGCATTGGCATTATTAAAACCTAAAATAGAACCTATACCTCCAAAAGCGTTGTCTACCAGTATAGACGTGTTTACACTTAGATTATCACTACCGTGAAAATCGGATACACCAGATTGAATAAGTCTGTATTCATCATTGTAGGTTATAGAAGTAGCTATGGATATTACTGGTTTAATTCTTATAGAGCCTCGTATAACTCTACCTACATCTCTTATCTGCGTAGTGTATTCAGCGTAATCTTGATTTGTACTGCTCAGAGCTCCAGGTGTTACTACATCTAAAGAGAATCCTATAGAGGAGCCGTTAGCGTTATCTACATTAGTACTGTCTGAATAAACAAAACCATTATAAAGACTATCTGAGAAACTAGGGAAGTCTAATTCTGGGTAAGTATTAGAATTAGGAAATACCTGACCATCTTGAGTTGCGAAATTAACAGAAGGCTTTGCTTCATTGTAGGCTTTATAAATTCTTGATATTGTTCTATTTAGACTTATTACGGAGCCACTTATTTTATTACTCTCGTTATTGCTAGTATCTCTTACACGTATAAGATATGTGTAATCGCCGTATTTAGCAATAGGAGTAGTAAATGTAGTATTAGGAAATGGAATTCTGTCCACAACTAGTGCTAGGCCCCAGACAGCATTTACACTTTCTTCATCTGCCAAATTAACTACACCAGGATATTCTCGTATTTCTACTTCTTTTGTATCCAAGTCTAAAATAAATCCGTCAGCAGTCTGTGCAAACTGCCAAGTATATATGATTGAGTCCCCCTGTTGAGTAACGTTAAAATCGGAAAGTCCAGCAGGCGATGTTAGCTTACCTAGTAAACTTTGAACTCTGGAGGTAGGAAATCCTTTTGTACTACCATTTAGTGGCGTGACTATAACTTCAAGAGAGTTATAGCCTGAAACTGGACCTCTATTAATATTATTTACTGTGTATCGTATTTCAGGTACTAATTCGTCTTGATTTACTATAACTCTAGTATATTCAGGGACTGTAGATAAATCCGTTGATACTATTCTATAAAGTATTTCATAAGAGGTTACATCTCTACCCAGTACTGGTGGAAAAGCTATAGTAGCGCTTATAGACGCGCCACCAGTAGTATCTATAAAAATTCTCTCTGTAACAGTCAAAGAAGATACCTTACTCAGCTTTACGCCTTCTATTTGTAATAACCCTTTTACGGTTGCGCTAGTTCTGTTATACCTGTTTATAGTAGTCGCTTCTACAATGTAGTTTTGAGGAGAAAGTCCAGCTATAGTACCATACTCATCTAACTTTGCAGTAGTATACTTAACTTTGTTTTTTTGGTACATATAGTAGATGCCCGCATTAGCCAAAGAATAAGTGTATGGATAAGAATCTTCATAATCTATTGTAAAAGAATTAGAAGTAAGATTGCCGACATAGCCTTCTAAATCTTGAGATATATTTATAAGATAGTAGTTTAATGGGTCTGAGTATATAGGTTTGTCGAGATATATCTTATAAAAAGAATTAGAGGTAAGATTACTGTTATAATTAGTGCTTGTTTCTTCGTAGCTAGTAGATAATACAGAATACGTATTATTGAAAGTTGAGAAGGACACTATGTCATTGCTCTCAATAGACGGTAATGTATAAATGTTTACTATGGCCAATGCTTGAGTAGAGTTTAAAGTAGAAGGTAAAATCAGTTTTCTAGGCTCAATAGCAGACCATGTAAAGTTATTAGTTGGTATATCATCTATATATACTTTAATATCAGAAGAACTCTTTGGTGATACTTTTAAGTTCATTTCATATGAGGTAGTACCTACAACGTTAGCGTAATGTGGTACAGACTTATATGAGCCAGCAATATATAAGCAGTTTGCTGAAAAGCTGTTTGCTAGAACAGGCTGATTTAATACAGCTTGAAAAGGCGTAGGCAGTATTAGAGAACTTATAGTACCGCTAGAGGTAGGAGAGTTAATGACAGTGACTGTGTTACTAGGTAGGTCAAAAGATACCACTTCTAAAGTAACATTAGATTCTTTGCTGTAATACCCAGATGAGCCTTGCTGGCTAGCAGTATCCGAGTACTGAGATATTGGTGTTCGTATAAATACATTTCCTGTACCTACATTACTGGCTACATTAAGTATGTGGTCGTTAAAATTATCGTCTACTAAAAGATACAGATTGTCTAGTTGCATAACTATAAAGTTAGAGTTAGCTGCTAACGAAGTGCAGCGAACAGGTATAGAACCTATCTGAGTTATAAAACCATTTTTTCCGGCATACACTACAGATTCATTATTAGATAAAAAATCTGTATTTGATGTGTTTATAGTGTAGAATGACATATCTTATCCTTGACTTATTACGTCTATAACGTTAGTTATAGAACCGTAGTTTATGGCAGTAGTTACAGGAACATTATAGTTTGCACTATCTGAAGTGGCACTTATAGTAGCCTTGTATGATATTATACCTTCTCTGCTTCTGGAAGGTATAGCCCTTAGGTTTAGTACAGGAGGTGGAGGTGTTACATAATTTAAATTAACTGAACTGACACTATCTGAAGTTAAAGCTGCGTTGTCAGAAGAATACAATATGGATTGATCGTATTCTGTAGCAGTTATACTAACTTTACCATCATTTAGCAGGCTTAGCTGTTCTACTTTAAAAAGTTTATCAGCAGTTTGGTTAAATATGTTTCTTACATCTATTTCGCCTATAGCCCACAAATCACCTTGCTTAGGTGTGTTATTGGCGGTAAACGAACTATAAGAAGTAAAAGCCTTTGTAAATGGGTTGAGCTTGCTAATTACTGTAACGTTTACTATGTCAGAGCCTGTGTAGGAAAAACCTGTATTAGATAGGGAGAAGTTTGTATTACTTATTAAGTAGTAGTCTAATAAGTTATCGACTTGTCTAAATACTTTCAATGCTAACGGTCTAGTATTGGCTGTAAACACCGAAGGAGTTATAGGAGGGCTTGTATAATATTCTAATCTAACGTTAGCAGTGCCGACAGTAGAGTTACTATACACTACACCTCCGTAGCCATACGACGTATTTGATATTTGTTGAGATACAGAAATAATATCTCCGATCTCTAAATCAGAGGCATCTGAGTAGGCTGTAAATTGTAGTTTTCTTTTAAGCAGACTATTGGAGTCTAGAATATACTTTGCCAATCTAAGTGCTTGACTTTTTCTAGTACATCCAACTGCATCTATTGCTATTTTCTTTTCAAAGTCTATTTGAGACGGGTCTTCTCTGTCTAGGGTCACTGTTTCTTTTTTAAAATGGTCATTAAAGTTGATGAAAGAAACGTCAACACCAGTTACTATGTCTTCTTCTCGTATACCAGATAACTTGAAAGAGCCCTGTTCTATATTCGTCTCGTTGAACATAGCTACTGGCATAGTTTCTGGCCTATCAATTATAAGTCGTATCTTACCTGAAGAATAAGATATTACTCCTCTAAAAGAACTAGCAATACCAGACAGTAAAGTATACGCGTCAGTATTATCTGTTACACTCATGCCAAAAACAAAACGACGCTCTGCAACAGGTGTGCCTTCTGGTAGCCCTAGTAGCGTTTCAACAGTTCCAGTAAGATAGCCGTTAGGTTTAAACCTAAAACCTCCATCAGCAAAACCGCCTACGCCAATAAAACGCCCAGTAGAAGGATCTACAGCATCACAATATTGAGCCACAGAGTAGAAGTTATACTTATCTATGGCCGAGTTAGGTATGTTTAATAAATCCGTTAGTATATACTTAATTATCCATACAGGATTTTCTGTCCAGTCTTTTTTATATGTACCGTCCCAAGGACCGACATATATTTGAGGGTTTACAGCGTTAAGAACTGTAGAGCCTGTGTTCTGAAGCCTATAGCCTCTAGCCACATAAGAATCTGCCCCTGTAGGTGGAACTTCAATTTGCCTCCAATCAACCTGCCCATTAGGAAGTATTGGCTGATTATAATTGCTAGGCACGTCTACAATTAATCCTTTTACTAGAGATGTAAATATAGGTATAGAGTCTTTTCTAAAATCAGTAGATTTTACTGCGTATCCCGCTATTGCAGTTCTGGGATATGCGTAAGGACTTTTTCTTACCTCGTCAAAACCTACTACTTCTATCTCACTAGAGTACCCGTCTTCTGCTACGTCGTCACTAACTTTAAGTATAGAAACTCTATAACCAGACGCAGACTTTTTATTGTCCGGTATCTTTACCTCTAGCTCAGCAGCCATTCCACCAACTACTAAACTAGTAACAATCATACCACCACCAGCTATATAATTGCTAACATTCGATAGTTCAGTATAAGGGTGTACTAGTGCAGCGACACTTAGCTGACTAGATTCATCACCATCTGTTCCAGTAGTTTTAAGTTCTGTAACATTAAGTTTTATTCTTATGCTGTCGATAGGATTTAGCCCGTCTGAAGGACTTGTAGGAAAAAATAATACAGAGGTTTCTGCAGGAGCTGGAACATCTGGATTTGATGATAATCCGCTTTTCAAAATAACAGGGCTGTTAAACCTTACGCTATTAACTATTTCTCTGCCGAAAGATGGCATACTAGGTTGGGTTAAAGTACCTGTTTGATAAGAATATCCAAATACTTCCGGCTTTACGTTATTTGTAGTGAAGTTAATCAGGTCGTCTATATACCTATCATCTATTTCTATATCTTGAGGCCCGTTAGGATTTATTCTATATATAGGTCCTTCACCTAGAGCTAATTGAACAAATAGTATATCAGAACTTTTGCTAGTATTAGGGTTAGTTGCTACTGACCCGTCAAAACTGACAGAAAACGTAGAACCAACACTTTCTACACTACCACCTTGTATTAAAGGTACTTTAATTCCGCCTACTATTATATATGTTCTTATCATAAGTAATCTACTACTCTTATATTGTCTATTCCGCCTCTTTGTATATGCTTAATGTAAGTGTTAATTACAGCGCCACTAGTTCTTACCATACCAAAATGCAAAGACACAGGCAACCCAAAACCAGAGGTAGACGATATACTACCGAATCCGGTAGTAGGGTCTTCTATATTTTCTAAACTACCGTTCGCTCTATTAGTTTTTCTCTGAGCTACGTCAAAAGCAGTTTGACCTTGCCCAAATAGCGAGGATTCAGTAACTCTTTTTGCTAAGCCAGTAAGTGCAACTGCTTGGTTGCTCAAAGTGCTGCTAGTACCATAAAATACATTTAAGTTCCCTAAGCTATCAAAGCCTACACCGCCTGATATCATAGGGCCTACAGTTATATTTCCCTTAACACTGAATTTTAACATGTCTGAGGTTATTAGCTTACCTGAATCAACTATAAAAATATTCTTTATACTAGATACCATCTTAAAGTATTGACTCTTTAAAAAAGATAGTACATCCTCGTAAGTATCTACGTCTAAACTCATACTAATTTTAGTATTAGAGATCGGTGGCATTATAGTTAGTGTGGCTTTCATTTAATCTCTCAAACCTTAACTCTCCATCAACAGACCAGTATTTGTAAAAATTACTACCAAATCCTACAACAAAGTTATATTCTGTAAAACTTGTACTAGCTAAATCCTTACTACTAGGTATAGGGTCAGTACTACCTGGATGTGAGTGAAAAAAGCCCCATATATTATCATAGTGCTCTATTATGGCTAGTGGGTCTATTACAAAAGAATTTTTTGGGTTTCTACTTAGGTTCTTTGTAGGTATATAGTCTAGGCTCTTAGTAATTATACCACAAGCTTCTTTTGGGTATTCTGACAGCGAATGGTTTCCCATCTTACTTACTAACTCTTCGAATTTACTCATTTTTCAAACCTGTAAAACCGCCAAAGTTAGTTAGATTTCTTCTTAAGGAACATGCAGTTATAGTCTTAGAACACACATCTCTACTAGAATCCAACGTGCTCTCATTAGAGTACGTAAAAAATCCATTAGCTGTTATAGCAGGATTAGACCCCACTATATTTCCAGAACCAGAGGACGGATATTTACATTCTACGCCTTTATACTTCCAAGGGCAAGTAGTAGCTACATATTTTCTTTTTGGTACCTTCATTTTAAAATATTGAAGCCAGTTAGTCAAATTAAATTTTGCTACAAACTCATCGAGTTCATCTAGTCTATTTATGGTATATACATACTCTACATAAGAAGAGTTGTCAGCATCAGGATTTACAATCAAAAGTTTTGAGCCAGCACTTAGCCCAGATAAGCTATTATTGCTAAAAAATACTCTATTACCTTCTATGGACACTACATTAGATCTAGCAGACGTACTATTAGAAGTGACTGTATCTCCCACTCTGTAGGGTATGGAGGAATAGACATTTGCCGAGTTTGATGTAGAAGACCTTACGATTGAGTATTCCGGCCAATGGTCGAGAAATTTAGCGTAAGTAAGTTTTACTTCTACTACTGCGCCTAGTAAATCTCTAGTATCTTGTTTTAGAGAAGTCCAAGTTTCTCCTCTGGCTATGGTAGAAGAATAGTCCCACGCAGCATTAATACCTCTAGAAGCAATAATAGAACTATTTGCATGCACGTTTCCAGGTATGGTTCTTGGGTCTATATTCTGCACTAGCTCTCCATTTACAATAGCAAGTGCACTATTAGAAGCATTATAACCTACTAGATTTTTATTTTCTACTATAGACGCCATAACACCGTCAAAATTAGATATGGATAATGACAGTTCCCCTATTTTACCCGTAGAATCTATATTTATATCACCGCTATCACTTCCAACAACTCTGTACACAACATTGTCTAAAGCTACAGAGTAATTAAAGTCGCTATAGGATTCTCCAACTACTTCTGCATATCTTAAAGGGAACCCATAAGGCCACGGAAATGTTTCACCGCTTTGTCCAGGGTTACCATTAGCAGTACCAGGGTACCATTCGCCCGGATAGTAAATTGTATACAGTTTTACTAAGGGAGTTTGCTGAGTAGAATTTTTTTCAGCAATATAAGGATTATCTCTAATAGCAGACACTGTACTTGTGGCAGTAGTAATTTGGCCTGAAAAATTAGCCGATACAAAAGAAGGAGCTAGAGTATTGCCAGATACTGTCTGTATTATTAAGCTTCGTACGGAAGTATCAGGGTACGTATACTGAACAGTTGCTGTGCCTGTAGGATTAGCTAATCTAGTTCTAGGTATAAATCTTATTTGATTTGCGCTGGCCCTGACATAGTATTGCTTGTCTACTATGTTATTATCTACATACACTATTATACTATCATCAGGTACTCCTGAAGTAGGTATTGTAAAAGTATTAGTAGTTCCGTTAATTGAACCAGTTAAATTAGAAAATACGTTATAAGTAGTAAGTACAGCAGTGTTACTTCTTACCGTTTCTCCTATAGTATAAGACTGGTAAACATTAGCTAGTTTAACTCTGACATTATTTCCTGTAATACCTGTTATTTCTCCAACAGTAAGACTGGTAACTCCTATAATGGAATTACCAGTTCTAAATGCAGAAGCGTTTGCTAATTGAAGTATGTAATCATAAGCTCTAGTTGACATTATGTATAACTCTCTGTTAAAGTAAATGATACACTGTATGCGCTAGTAACTACATTTGAAGTAGTAAGTACTTCGGATACGGTAAAATCTGTACCAAATCTAACTTGTATATTACCAGAAAGTCCTATGTAAGACAAGTCAAATTCAAAAGAATCGAAGTCCCCTCCTCTTGCTCTATAAAAATTTTCAATAGCCTGCTTGTAGGCACCTGAAATATTTGTATATTTTAATTGAAATTGCCTTTTTGATCGCCTGCTTACAGCACGAGTTCTTTGATATCCATTTTGGCTAGTAAATGAGGCATTATTAAACACCTCATTTACGGTAAAATTTCTATCTGGTTTTTTATTGCTCATAGAGTAGGTCGTTGGACCTACACTATAAGTTGCGCCGCTAGGAAAACTGGCCATTATCTTATACTCCTAATTTGTCTATTGATAGGACCATTTGTTCTTAGATCTTCTAGTATTATATCTACTACTATCTTACCATTCTCTCTACGAACCTCTGGGGTACCTATTGTAGTTTGGCTGGTGCCATTATTATTTATATTAACTTCTATGTCAATATCTCCGCCAGCGTCTCCCGTAGAGTTTAGTCTTATAGCATTGTCTAGACCCATGCGATCTACTGCTTGCTTGCGCAGTACAAACTCTCCTGGCTCTAACATTGCTGAGACGGAGTCTCTTGGGCTAGTTACTAATCCGCCACTGGCAAACATAACTGAAGGGCTTAGTATACCACTACCAATACCGCTTATAGTACCAGCATATTTACCGCCAAAAGCAAATGGATCTGGAACTCTGCTACCTGTAGGAGCTAATCCTTCAACATATTTACCTACGAAAGATCCTGCACCTTGAGCACTGGTTGCAGCTGTAGATACTTCTTGAGTATATGTGTCAGGGCCGAATGTAGTTCTAGAGCTAATAGAACTATTAGTGGCGCCTACAGGTGAGTAACCAAATACAGAAGTTCTTATACCTTTATTTCTGGCGCTTGCACTATTTAACATATAGAAATCAAAGAACATGCCTTTATCTTTAGCATTTAAAGAGTCTATATATTCTTTTATGGCACCTTTTTGTAGTCCAGGCGAGTTAATGCCTGTAGTAACTCCTGAACTTCCAAACCTGCGAGCCAGACCATCCAGTAGTTGGTTTTGTCTAGCATTTATGCCGCCTCTTTCTATTGGTGCAGAACCTAAATCAGGACCTATACCTACTGAATTAGAATCTACTCCTACTAGACTTCCTGTGTTGGTTTGTGCTACTATGTTGTTAAACGGTCTATTAGCACTTGATGCAGACAGCGCACCAATACCATAACTTATTCTTAGTAAGCTGCCCAGACCTCTAGCTTCTAAAGGTCTTGAACCTAACATCATAGCACTAGCGGCTTGACTCATTATAGCATCGGGACTATAGTAAGCTGATAATCTAGATGCCTCTCCTGGATTATATGGATATATCTGAGGAGAACCACTAGCATTGTCCATACGTACAAATCCACCAGGCGATACTAAAGATGCTCTAGGAGCTGTAGTAAAGCTAGATTGGAAACTTGACATTAGCTTATCTACTTCTTGATTTGCAAACACACCCCCATAGGCGCCGCCGTCTTTATTGAAGAACTCCATTAGTCCTGTTTTAGGATTGAATGTTCCACTACCTCCAGACTGGAGTAACATTCTAACTTCATCACTATTTATATGTGCTACTAAAGTATCACCATTTCTGCCTTGCTTGCTTAGCGCATAACCTAGGTTTCCAGAATTATTTATTTCGTCTAGTAGGTTCTTACCAACTCTTCTGACTGAAGAAGCTTTTATTACATACTCTCCGTTAGATAGTTTTGCAGGAACGCTATCGCTAGTGTCTGATCCTGGACCTTTTACATAACCACCCTCAGCAAAGGCTGTAGCAGAATTAGGTATAGTGCCAGTTACATAACCACCAGCACCTAAAGCCCCAATAGCTGGGAATAATCTACTGTTGGTAGCAATAGTTTTAAGGTTTCCTTTATCGTTTGCACTAAGAGCAGAGCCTGCATCAACAGTAGCCCTTACTGTTATTCCAGTTCCAAGATTAGTATTAACTTGGAACTGCACATTATTCCATGCAGTCTGCAGAGCAGTAGCTATTTCAGTTATTTTCGCGCGTGCCTGACTTAGCTGTCCTGGAGTAACTGTTTTAGTTGTAGCGTTAGTAACATCATTTAGTTTTGCTACTTCTGTATTAAGGCTTAAGAAGTTAGCTACTAGTGTAGTTAGGCTAGAAGATAGATTACCTGCATTAGTTCTAGCAGTAGCTAAAGCGTCTTTTAATCCTCCAGTAGCATTTATAGTTGCGCCTACGCTGTCAAACTGTTCTAGAGCAGTTCTAAAGTCATCTACCTTACTCTTTCTTGATGGTGAGAAAGCATCTAGTAGACCGCTTACCGCAGTTATTATGTTGCTCTGGAACGTACCTACGCTTTCACCTATAGACTGAGTTACACCCGCTATTACGCCTAGCTTAGAATCTGCTAGTAGTTGATTTAGAGTTGGACTTAATAGTTGTAGCGCATCTTGAGTCTTATTTAGATTTGTTATAAAACCTGTAAAGTTTGTAGTATCTGTACCATCAAATGAAGACTTAAGTATAGCATTTATATTAGTAACATATCCAGATATAGTTTTAGTATACCCTTCAAAACTATCTGTCAGTAGCGAGTCGTAAATCTTAAGAGTGTCTGAAGTTGTTTTTACCGCATTAGAAAATGCAGTACCTACTCCTACAGTGCTATTAACTACGGAAGTTACTGAAGTTGCTACTGCCTTTAGTGAGTTAAATTCTGCAACTGCTTGATTAACAGCAGCTGTAATTTGGGCAGTTGCTGACGTACCATACTCTATTTCGGCAGCAAACTTTGCTGCTTCTTTTACCTTATTTACGTCTGTAGTGTTTATGCTGTTAGCCTCTGCAACTAAGTTACTGGCTATAGCAGTTAGGTCACGTAGCGCCTCAGAAACTTGTACAACTCTATCACGTTCTTCAAATCTTGCTTGGTTAAGATTGAAGTTTGCTGCAGTTAATAGTTGAGTTATATCCTGTAAATCTTTTTGACTTGTTACAAACTCTAAAGCAGCATCTTTAACTTCCTGTACAGTTTCAGATTCCTTGATGCGAGTATCTAGTAGCTTAGCAGTAGTAGATGCTTCTAAATCAGATACTGTCTTATTAGCAAATAAGTAGTCTTGCTCTGCAGCAGTTCTATCTGCTATTAGCTTACCATACTCCTCTTGAACAGTAGTAAGTTTTGAAAGCTCAGACTGAAGAAGTCTTTGTTTTGAAGACAGTGCACCAAGATTCAGGAACGATGCAAAATCAAATGGTTTTGAGGATAGAGATGTTATTTGAGAGCTTACACTAGCTAGTTCAGCAGTTACTTGGCTAACTGTTCTACCAGTTAGTTTATTAGTCTTTTCAAATTCTGCTACTGCTTTTGTAGCAGCATCAAAAGCCTCTTTAGCATTATCTCTAAGGTCATATAGTTTATTACCACTCTCAGCAACGCTCTTTAGAGTGTCATCAAACAGTCCAAGAACGCTTTGAGTCTTTTCTTTGAAACCGTCTAGAAGATCACTGAAGCTACTTCCAACCTCATCTGTTGCAGTTATTAGATTGTCTAGACTGGTAGAATAAAGATCATATATTTGACTTGTGGTTTCGTCTACAGACGATACCAGATCCGCTAGTACCTGTATAGAATCTAGTGCTGTGCTTTGTAGAAGATCTAAAGCTTCTACTAATTGAGTGTAAGTTATAGTGCCTGCAGAAAGCTGCCCATTAAGACCTGCAATAGCAGTTTCAAAATTAGAGGATATATTTTCGCCTCTAGCAATTGAGTTTACAAGATTTGCAAAATCAATAGAGAACTGGTCTATAGAGTTTTTGCCTAGAAGCTGCGCTACTTCTATAACACTAGTAGCCTGTTTTACAAATTGTGGAACTGCGGAAGACTTAGTTATCTCAGCCAGTCCTTTGTTAAACTCTCTACTAACCTTTATGAACTGCTTAGCAGCAGTAGCTCTGTCTTCATCTTCTAAAGCTACAAGTCTGCTGGAAGCTGCTAATCTAGTTGCAGCATCTATTCTATCTTCATCAGCTACTACAGCTTTTAACTGCTCGATGTTAAGAGATTCTAAGTATCTTTCAACTTCAAGAGCTCCAAGCTCTACAGACTTAGCTACATTGTCTATAGCTTTTTCTATAGTGGACTGAGAGATTCTATCTTCTGATCTTTTTAACCCAGCTAGTACTCCTTCAGCTTGCTTGTTTCTATCTTGGGCGTTAGCTATAATAGCTTGTAGCTCAATAGCAGATTGTATTGCAGGGTTCTTTAAGATGTCTATGCTATTCTTTAAATCCTCTCCTATCGCACCGATGAAATCCGTTAGCTGAGTATTTAAAGCTATATCAATTATGTTAGCAGCCTCAGATGCGGCAAAACCAGCTGCGACCAGCGCAGAGTCAAAAGCAGTTATTCCTTCTATTATATTAGCTATAGCTAGAGTGCCAGCATTTAATTCTTCATTAGCTTTAGTTACCGATCTTATTATACCATCGGAGCCTTTTGCAAGACCTAGCTGCGATAAAGCATTCTCTTTTAGCTTTTTATTTAGAGCAGCATACTGAGCAGAAGTAGTACCAAATACATCTGCGGCCTGAGCTTTTAACTCAGTATACTGAGAACTAACTGCACTAGCAGCAGCTTGGGAGCCTTCTACTATTTTATTTATGGCGTCTCCCATAGTTACTGGAACAGCTTCTCCTAGCTTGTCTAAAACAGCACTAAACCCTGCTGCATAATCAAGAACTTCCTTTAGACGTTCTATAGTTTTAGTGCTCTGATCTTCTTTTACAAACTTGTCTATAGCTGACTGTAGGTCTGCTGCGCCTTTTACTGTTTTATCTACTACTAAGCTGCCAGTTCTAAGACCTTTAACAAAGCTATCTAAATAGAACTGTGCTACGCCTTTTAAGTCTTCTTGACTGGTACCACTACCGCCTTTTTCAAAACGGGCACCTCCAGCAAATTCAAGAGAAGCACCTGTTATAGACTTTTCACGTAGTCCTATACTAGTATTTACCACATCCTTAAACTGTATGCCTACAGCTTTTAAGCTATCAACTACGCTCTCAAGAGTTGAACCAGCTATGTCTGATAGGTTTTTAGCAGTTCCACCTGCTACTTTTTGTTGGTAGGAACTAGTCATAGTATAACCTTCAGAGGTAAGTTGCCCTGTAGCACCGGCTTTTGGTGTCTTACTAAACAATCTACCTATAAGAGCACCGACTAAAGCACCTACTACAGGAATGGCAAAGTTTAACCCCACCCCTAGAGCAGTACCTACTCCAGAAGCTATTCCTCCTAGGAAAGTTCCACTGGCAAATAAGCTTGGTATAGCTACAGATAGTCCAGAAGCTAACGCCCCGCCAATAGCTCCGCCTATACTACTGCCCATGCCAGGATCTTTTGTAAGAGCACCAACTAAGTTACCAATTCCAAAACCTTGTAGACCTCCGCCTATAGCTCCACCTACAGTACCCCAGAATCCAGCGCCTGCACCTGCAGCACCGCCAGCAGCCCTCATTGGATTAGGCATAGGTCTTAGACTAGTAGTAGGAGCTAAACTCTTTAATGATCCTGTAGAGGCTACTGCCTTGGATATGTTTGATCCTGCGCTTAGAAGTGTTTTTCCAGCGTTTACTAGACCATTTACGGCATTGCCTAGTATGCCTCCGTTTGAATTTCCAAATAGAAGGCTGTTTACTACGTTATTACCAAAACCAGTTATAGTTGAAGCCATATCTGCTTGAGAAAATCCAAGTTTTATGCCCTCACCTACTACACCCTGAACAGCGGCTACAGATTGTGATAGTGCTTGCATACTAGAAGACAGTTTAAACATCTGACCGCTTAGTAAGTCAGTTATAGTGCTTAAAATATTTTGCACTTCTTCTAATCTTTCTTCTGCTGCAACTCTGGTTCTAGTTGCATCTTGAAGTCTCTGTTCTTGAGTAAGTTTTCTATCTTCAAGAGACTGTACAAAAGTATCCTGTCTTAGGCGTTGGCTAATAGTTTTGCTAAGATCAATTTGCTTACGTTTTTGATCTAGTATATTCTGAATTAATGCTTGGCCGCTTTGTTTAATACTACGGTCATCGCCAGTTAGAGACTCAATGTAACTCTTTTGAACTTCTGCAAGACTCTTATATGACTCTTCTACTTCGTCTCTAAGAGACAATTCTTTTTGCATCAGATCTTGTTGTTTTGTTTGAGCTTCTGATAGTTTTTCGCTAGTAGCAGTAAGATTTGTGTTTGCTATTATTTCATTTACTTTAGCCGCTTCTACTTTGCTCTGTAAGTTTGCAAGTACTAGACTGCTTATAGCACTCATTACCTCTTTAACTAAGTCTAGTAGAGCGTCTTTAGTTTTCTCTATGGCACTCTTATAATCTTCTTGTAGTTTCTTTTGCTGTTCTTCTCTTTTCTTTTCTGCATCAGCACCGGATTTTTTTGCGTCAGCTAGTTCTTTTTCAGCATTCAAGGATTGAAGCTGTCTAGAGTCTTCCAGAGCAATAAACTCTGCCTGATACTTTTCAGTTAGTGCCTGCCTATTTTTATCTATTAATTCTAACTCTCTCTGAGCACTTACTTCAGCGGCAGCTACTCTCTCTCCCTGTAGTTGTATTATGGCGTTTTCAGCTAGGCCAACTTGTGTGTTGAAATTAGCTACAGCTTCGCTTATAGTAGTATCTACAGGTGTAGCAGCGTAGGTAGCAGTACCGCCTTGAACAGGCTGGGTAACTAACGCTTGGTCTTGTAAAGCACTAATTATTGCAGTGGCTACAGATTTACCACCGCTCTCAAAGGTTTTAGCCCATGAATCAGCTACTGCATTACCTGCGTTTATTACATCAGATACAGACTTAACATCTAAATCTTGTTGTTTACCAAAAATCTCTGTATATAGAGTTGCTAACCCATTAACATACGCTTTGTCGTTATTTAACTTTTGTATTTGAGCAGCGGTTTCCTGTCTTATTATATCTTGGGCAGCTATTTTTTCAGCTTCTATTAGGCTAGCTTTAGCTGTAAGTGCATCTTGGTCTGCTATAAGCTGCCTACTTAATTGATACTGTTGTTCAGTTATTATTTGTTGCTGAATAGCTTCTATTTGCTTTGTCGCAGCAACAGGGTCAATTTGCTTTAGATCTTTTTTAGCGCCTATTACCTCAGCCTCAAACTGAAGTTTGCGTACTCTAGCATCAGATTGTATTTTTGCAATCTCTGCATCTACAGAGGCCATATCCATTTCAAATTTGATTTTTAAAGATATCTCATCTGAAGCTAACTTTTTAATTTCAGCATTAGCATCTTTTATTAGCTTGGTATAGTCATTTATTGCTTTATCTATAAACGAAGGTAGCTCGTTTATTGCAGCCATTATTACATCTTTCTGAGCTTGCACTGCATTCTCAGTTAGTTGCTGAATAGACCCAGCGGCACCTTCTTGTAAGTTGACTACTTGAGTAGTTACGCCATCTACAGCTTGTCCTATGCCTATAACACTAGTAGTTATAGTTAGAGCCCCATTAGCCACACTAGCGGTAACTCCTTCTAATTTATTTAATTCCGCTACTAGGCTAGATGCATCTTCCTTAGAAGTTGACAGTATTCTCTGTCTTTCAGCATCTGTTAGTGCAAGCTCTTGTAGAGCTTCTCTATTTGCATTATACTGTTTTGCTATATCAGCACCTTGGTCTACTATGAATGTCTGTAAATAAGCAAGCTTACTTGTTAGCGCATCTAACGGAGTTAGATCGCCTTTTACAGCTAGACTCAGGTCTAACTCTAATGAAAGAGGGTTTTTTGGTTTTTCTATCTTAAAAGATTTAAAGAAGTCTGCTGCTTGAGCTTGTTGTTTAAATAAGTCTCCCTGTTCTTTTAGTACTCCTAAAAGTTCTTTTTGGGCGGCAACATTTTCTTTTGCAACATCAATTCTTCTTTGCTCGTCTTCAATCAAACCACTTAAAGCTATAGCAGCCTCAGAAGTAGGATCAAGTGCTGCAAGAGACTCAGATAATTTATCTAGCTCTTGTTGAGCTTTAGGTACGTATCTTATGGAAGATACCAGTGAATCTTGTACGTTAGAAAAGTTTTGAGTAAATTTTTCTACGTCTAGGCTACCATCATTAATACCGCTAAACGTATCAGCAAGAACAGTTTCACTTCTTAACAGAGAGTTATTTAACTCATTTGTGGTCTTTATTGTATTGAGTATAGAAGATTGTATATCAGGAAGTGTAGACGCCGAATAGCTTTTTAATATTACTTCAGCACTATTAGCACTATCTCCTAGATTAGAAAAAGAAGCAGCAAGGACTCTATTTAAATCGGTAGATTCTGAAGATGCTACCGTACTAGCAAATTGTGCTACTGTTAAATTCTCTTGTTGCTTAGCAGCTTCCTGATAAGCTAGTGCAAAGTTGTTTACATCTTTTGAATCAAAACCAGATAAATCAAGTCCTAAATTAGTAGCACTTAGCTTACCTTTTAGATTAGCGTCTGATAATTGAAATAGTACGGTGTTTATATTATCTGAGTATTTATCAAAAAATGCCTGTAAAGCTGCAGAATCTTCATCTGCTATTCTCAATCTCAGCTCTGTTTCGTTTATTTTAATTATAGCGCTATCAATATAATCAAGAGATGATACTACTGGTGCAAAATCAAATTGATTAGTTATAGCATCTGATTGCTTACCTGTGGCAGAAACTATCTTACTTATAGTAGCAAACTGATCTGAGTACTGTGCTGATTGAAGTATTAGAGACTCTAAAACTTCTTTAGCAGCGCGCGCTTGAGGGTCAAACATAGCTTGTCTGCCCATTCTTTCCTCTAACACACTTAGGGCCTGGACAGCATTGTCTGCCGCCTCAGTACTGAATCCAGATAGTTCTGATTTTAGTCTCTTTTTAATAGAGGCCCCATACTTAGAAGTAGCATCTTCTATTTCATTAAAAGAAGAATCTAAAAAGTAACCTAGACCAGCACCCACAGCAGCACCTACAGCAACTCCAATAGGGCCGACAAAAGCGCCTAATGCAGCACCTGCTAGTGCGCCCTGAACTAGGCCGTCTTGTACACCGTCGGATACACCACTAGAAACAGTGCTTAATATGCTTCCAGCCTCTTTAACTAAATCCTCTTTTGTTTTTTCAACAGAGAACTCTATTCCAAGTATTTTCTTCTCTTTAAATTTAAATGTTTCTAATTGGCTTAACTCTTTATTGGTTTTTTCTATATTAGAAAGACTACCTGCTACTATTCCGTTTACGGTATTTTTTATAGTCTTAGCTTTATCTAACCCAAAGTACTCTTGTATATTTTTGCCTACTCCTATGAAGAAAGCATTAAAATCATCACCATAACCTAGAAAACTGGATATAGCGCTGCCTGCTAGTTGTATTATACTAACAAAGAAAAATATCTTACTGACCAGACCGAGAACCGCCCCAGTACCGGCAGCAAAATTACTTACTAGTTTACCTCCAAAAGCAATTGCTGCCCCGCTAAAAGCAGCTAACTGCGCTCTAGCACCAGTGGCAGCGGCCCCAGTAGCCGCATAAGCAGTTTCTAACTGATTTAGCTGGGACCTAAGTGCCGGAAGCGCCTGCACAGCTGCAACAGCTGCAGGACGAGTAGCTGCAATTTCTCTATTGGCAGCTCGTATAGCCGCATTCCTAGCGCGTTCAGCAGGGTCGCTAAAATCTCCTGGTCTTGCGCCTCGTGGCATTGCCCTGGCTTGCTCCAACTTACCTCTAGCTACAGCCGCCTCCCTAATACTCTGTCTATAGGCCGCTCTCTCATCACTAAGAGATGCAATATTTTTTTGTATTAATTTTTGAGACTGTACCAGCTCACTTCTAGTTAAGGCTCTAGCTTTAGCGGCATCCTGTAGAGATGCAATTTGGTTTTTTTCTGCTTGCGTACCTCTAAAAGTAGCTAAGTTAAGTCCGGCTATGGCGCTAGTAGCAGTTTTAGCAGCGTCTGCAATACCTAGTAATATTCTGGATTTATTTTCTAATGCCCTGGAACTAGCTAATGCCCTATCCCTCAGCATATCTATAGCACCTAAAAATACTTGTATAGCCTTACTTGCAATTAGAGATACTACTAGAGCAAATCCAGAAAAACTAGCAGTTAAGTTATTTGTCATAAAATCTGCTAAAGGAGCTACAACATCAGCTAAAATACCGCCTAATTTTAGACCTAAGTCTATAATTCTAGCCCCAAATGCTTCGATTTTTTCAGCGCTAGTTGCTACAGACGTATTGATGCTGGAGAACTTTCTTTGGCCTTCAGCAATTACCGCATTAGCAAAAGCTTGTCTACGTTCAAATTCACTAAGAGAAGTTACGCTTTTGCCTATAGCAGCCGCATACGCCCTAGTAGCAGGCTCTATTTTAGTATAAATACCTAATTCGTCTAGAAGTTCTGTTTCCATTTTTGCAGAACCTCTAGTAACACGAGTCATGGCGTCCGTTAAGTCCCTACCCAAAGCTCTAGAGGCTTTTAAGGAAACTTGAGCTAGTCCTTCTATTTGTTTAGTGTTAAATCCTGCACTCAGCGCTAGGTTTATTTGAGACGCAGACTCTACTAACGTCATCTGTCCTTTTGTTATATCTTGGACAGACTTTAATATGGCACTACCATCTTGTGCAATACCGCCGGCTAATGCGGATAGGCCTTCAATTGTTTGAAGAGCTCTAGCACTTTTTGCTAGTTTATCAAAACCTTGTTGTAATGCAAATGTAGTAGCAGCTGCTCCGGCATATGCAGCTACTAGACCACCAAGACCCTGAGACTGGGCAGCAAAAGAACGACCCGCACTAGCAGAAGACTGACCTAGGCGGGTTTGAGCTCTTCCGAGCGTTTCAATATCTCTAGATGTGCCACCAGCCCCCTGAGATGTAAATATTGTTTGTATTATATTCTTTATAGTTGCCAACTACCGTCTGCCTTTTGATTTACTAGCCGTTTCTCGCATTTTTTGTTGTTTTGAATAATAGTCGCTATACTCTCTTTGTATTATTAGTATATAGTCTAGAACTTCACGTCTATTATCTATATCGTATATGTTTAGTATAGCTTCTAATGCAGAAAAGTCTTTACCTAACCACGTACCGCTCATACCCTCTATTTTATCAGGTAGGACATTGAATACTATTAATGCATTTTGTACGTCTAAAGGTAGGAAGCCGGGATCTTTTGGCATTTCTTCTTCTACCGGCTCCCAACCCATTTGCTCACACATTAATAAGTATTGTTCGGTGGTTATACCTCCGCCCCCTAACTCAGAGCGGAGGTAGTCTGTTAGTTTTTTACCGCTTGTTCTTTTGACTCTCTCTCAAAAACTTCAAAGTTATTTAGGGAATCTGTGACGAACTGGTCAAATATTGTGGAATTTTTTAGTAGTAGTAGGGCGTCGTCTGCACTGTACTCTACTTCTTCTTTAGGGTCGGCACCTGCAGTATCAATAGGTAGTAATGTAGCTAGCCCACGAACTGTTAGCCCGCTCCACCCCTTAATTACCGCATCAGCATAAGCTTCTAGGAATTTATCGTTGTCTACTTCTTCTTCGCGCTGACGAGTGCGCTTATTGAACTTATATACTAGTGCTTGATTTCTGATTTTCATCATACGGTCACGGCCTACATAGCAAAGCTGTACTTTGAAACCGTCTATATCTGGAAATTCTACTTCGGTTACCTTTTCAGTTACCATTAATTTTTTAATTAAACTCATTAGTTCCTCTCATTTCTGTTAAAAAGGGTAGCTACCATATCCAACTTGTTATTAGTGAGGGGATTTCTAATAACTCGTTGAGGTAGCTACCCAACTGCATTGTTTGTACAGAGCACCCCCTCAAGCGCTCTGTATATTGTTTGTATTAGCTAGTGCTTGATACTACCATAGTCATTTCAGAACCAGTACCTTTTGTAGCAGTAGGTTCTTGTGCTAAGAATTCAACACTGATACCAATGATATCTTCCACTGAGTGAGTTGGGAAGTTAAACTGAACAGCAGGCATATCAATTGCTACGAATGGGGCAGTTGTTCCACCAATTCTTAGGTTTGCGCTAGATACTTGAGCAATTTGTGTACGAGTATCGTTAACTATGTTACGTAGGAATTGAGCAGTATCGTCGTCGCCAGTACGTAGGTAGGCAGTGAAGTTACCGGTTATTGTTTTGGCCCCTGTAAACTGACCGATAGGAGTGTTTAGAGATGCTAGTTCTTCTGGTGTTAGGAATGTTAGCGCGTTGCTATATGTAAATCCAAGACCAGTTACAGCTAGGTTGTAAACGTCTTCAGGCGAGCCTGATGGTGTGTGGTCAACAGTTATGGAGCTTAGACGGTTCTTAATGAAGGCGGCAGTAGTTGTTGTGCCGGCTACGTTGTAACGACCCCAAGCGTGGTATGTAGAAGCAGCAGTGTTAGCATCTACTGAAGAGTTACCGCTGATAGTAGAACCACTGTTTAGAACACCACCACTCACAGATATAAAGTGGTTTCTAGAAGTGCCAGTAAGTTCTATGAAGTTAGTACCGAAGCCGCTCCAGCTTGTAGTAGCAATACCATCAATAGCAGCGTCAATACTGGCTTCGTTTACAGAAGCATTTTTAACTTGATAAACAACGTTATCCATTTTCATGTATAGGTGATATTCGTTTGCGCTAGCATAGTTTGAGGTATGTCCTGCAACGTTGGAAGCAGCAGTTCTTTCTATTAATGGGAACTTACCATCTGCCTGCCATGCTGAACGTAGAGAAGAACTGCCACCGGTACCAGTTGCCCAAGCAGTATTAGATAATAGACTTTGCCATAGGAACCAGTCAGCTAGCGGTTGAGAGTTACCAGTTGGGTCTACTCCTGTACCGCCGCTTGTATTTCTAACTCCTGTTGGTCTTAGATATGTTTGAAAGCTCCATTCCACTGGGTTAATAGCGGTATTGAATCTTTGAGTTGAACGGTCTGGGTTTAGACCGGATTCTAGTGAAGTAATGTCTTGTGTTGCAGAAGATTGACTTGCGGCATAACCGGCGAGTACCTCTACTCTCCAGGTGTTGCGTGGAGTCATACTAGCACTGGAACCACCAGCAGCTAGGTCAACTGTAGACATATAAACTTCAGAGTTTCTTTGAAGGTTTAATGCTGTAGCCATTTTAAGCTGTCTCCTTTAATTGTCAAATATTTCAAAACGAGTATTTAGAAATATTTCGGCCATTCCGTATGGTTCTAATAGCCCTGAATCTGTTAAGATTTCTTTAATTGTAATATCTTGAACTTGTATTTTAGTATCAAACTTGAAGTTATAAACAACGTGCTCAATATCTTGTACTATGTCGCTAAGCTGTTGTTGAGGGTCTTGCCCGTAAACATAGCACCTAACTGTAGTAGTAACGATACTCTCCGTTAGTTCTTTAGTATTATATATTCGTTGTTCAAGGCCAGAAGTTATATAAACACTAGGAAAGTCGTTTATTTCATCTATGAATCTAAATCCTTTATACACGTTCTGGTGTAAATCAGATTTAAACTCATAATATGGAGAGTAAGGAGACGAGCTACCGTTTATTTGTCTTAAGCATCGAACTATCTCGTCTGTTATAAGTCTACGATTAGACATCTCTTTATTTCTTCCTTAAGTATAACATGCACTTTTTTAAATGGCAAATATTATTTTTTCAATTTATAGATTGCATATTTCTACGTAGTATAAACTGTTTACCAAGTCTTTCTTGTGCTATGGCTCTGATCGACTCCGTGACTAACCCCTCTATTTCATAGCCATACTTTTGTAAACTGTCATAGTAAGGTAAGTAGAAGTAGTCTATAGTATTACTCCTCATATTAGCAATTGCTTGGATACTTCCTCTAAAAGTACCAGAACGTTCATATATTTTAGGAGGGTTAGGAGTACCGGTACCTCGTCTCATTTTTAATCGGGCTCTACCTCTAACTAACATAGTAAGATCAATTATGCTAGGTGTAGTAGGAGCGCCTAAACCTTTTGTTATTTTAGTTGTTATATTAGCTACGGGTATACTATTGCTATGAGCCCAATACACATCTACAGATTCTGAAGCGGATTTACCAAACTTAATTGTCTTGGTAGATTTCTTATATTTATCATATTCGTAGTCTTTAAAGCGGTCTAAATTAGCTTTTGTTATGTTATCAATAACTGCTTTCTTAAGAGAGTTTTCAAAAGAGTTTCTTAGAAAGTATGAGAATGTATAACTTTTAGAAGCGTTATCTGCTTCATAAGCAACACCAAACTTATCTGATTTAAAACTGCTGTAAGGAAAGAATATTTGATAGGCTATAACGCTAGTAGAACTTTTTTTACCAAATATAGTAAGGTTCTTGGCTTTATTATATGCTTCTTTATGAAACTTAGGAGTATTTCTTTCTAGGAAAGTAAACAACTCTGCACCACTCTTAACTCCCAGTTCGTTTTTAATTAGATTGTATAAGTCTTCAGCGTCACCTTTGACACCTAGAGACTTACGTAACTCTTTAGCAACGCTAGATACTGCACGACCACCTATAGTAGTTTCTGTAGTAGACTCTATATCTCGTCGAGTAAACTTTGCTTCTATATTTAAGCCGCCAGATCTTTCTCGTTTAAATATAGGAGCTAGTCCTTGTATTATTGAGTCTGGAGGCACGTAGAAGTCAGGTACTAAAGGCCTGCTGCCTCCAACTCTTTGAGCGCCGTACAAATCTTTAAATATGTCTTCTAACTCACTGGCATTTCTAGATTCAGAATCTACTTGCTTAATGTAGCTATCATACTTTTGAATAATAGACTTATCTACTTCTATCTCTAATGCAGAGATTCGTATATTAGCCATTAGCCTACCAACCTATAAAGATTTAAAACTCTGCGAACTTGTGGAGGAAAATCATCTACGCTAAGTTTGTAGTTCTGAGAGCTCTCTCCCTGAAAAGTTACTCTGTCTGAGCCGCTTCTTCCTTTATATATAACTTTAACCATCTCAAGAACGGCTAATTTTAAATCATCTGGAATCTCGGTGAATCCACCGTTGTATATGACTCTAACACCGTTAGGGTAGTTTCTAAATTTAAGCGGCCTAAAGAAACCTAACTCAGGAGTGCCACCGCCATCACCAGTATCAAAGTTTACTTCACCTGTAACCTTATAAAAAGCATATTCATTTACAGTTCTAGATAAATCTACAAAACTAGTTGTATTATTAGAGCCATCAAACCTCATTAGTAGTTTTGTAGCTGAATCTGCAGCAGGCGGATATGAGTATGTAGTATACGCTGTTGTGTATTTTGCGTCGTGAGTTATACGTACATTATCAATATATCCCGTCATAAATTTGCCTAGGTCCACTCCAGTGCCATAGTTTGGTATGCTGACAGTATTACTGCCTGTAGCAACTATAACACCTTCTCTAGCTAAGTAAAAAGAAGTGTCGTCTCTAGATACTGCTAGGTGATAGAACTGATTAGCCGCGTATCCTGTATTGCTTGCTTGTCTAACATTACAAGTTTCTACACTATTACTTACGGTTTTAAAATATAAACCATTAACACTAAAATCTACTCCAAAATCCCAGTAGTGAGTAGTGTTACCGCTCCTCACAAGAGACTGAGTACCAGATGTAGCGTCAAATCTAGCGTATAGCTCTATGGTAAAGTCGTCTACGCCTAAATCCCAATCATCATTGGAACTAGCAGTAAGATAACTAACTCCATCCAGTCTAAGGCTAGACCTTCCAAATTTCTTAACACGAGTTTTTACTAATGGGGTACCAGTAACAGCAATAGAGTGTGCTTGACCTTCTTTGATTATAGGCTGCCCACTAGAATCAGGCCCGCCTAACAGCAAATAGTCATTGCCGTCAAAATGTGCTACTTCACTAATATAGTTTATAGGCGGATTGGCAACAAAAACACTCGCTCTACCTCCATCAAAATACTCTGTGTAGGTATTAGCTTCAAACTCTCTTCCGCAGTAAGATGTGACTAAGCTACTAACCTGAACGGCTATATTACTTAGTCTACCATCTTCGTCTACGTTAGCTGGTTTTATGCTTAGGAAGTCCTTTATTTCCGGCAGGCTTATTAACTGACTCATCTAGTTTCTCCAATTTTTCTTTTACGGAATCAGAAGCTAGCTTAACTGGCGAAGAGTCTTTACTACCGCCGTGCAGCGTATTCCAGGCTTCTAGCTCTAAGGTTTTTTCTGATAGTTTTTTATGCTTCTCTATATCCTCTATGGAGAAGTAGTTGTATGCGCCATTAAAAGAGTGACCTGCACCTAGATACTCTCTAAACTCATCTTCAAAAGTTATATACTTTTGTCTGGCTTCTTCAATTAGTTCAATTTTTGTTTGGAAATCCATAATATATTCCTCGTTTGTTCCATGTTTCTAATTCGTATGGACCGTCTAACGGAGTTAGCTCTGGTCCTTGGTTATATGATTCTTTTACTTCGCATACCAGCCCAGGTAAACCTTCTAAATAGAACTTGCTATGCGGTTCAAATGTCTTTCCAACTAATTTTTCAAGTCTTATCCAGAAGAAAGTACCCACATAGCAAAAATTTTCGCCTATCTTGTCTGGAAGAAATCCTTTTTTAGTTACTCTGCACGACCCAAAAGTATTATATTTGGGGTCTTGGAAAGGAAAATCATCACTCAAAGCTAAAGTATAGTGCCATAGCACATCAGTCCACAAACTGGTAACTTTACCATCCTTACTGCTAGGATGATATATTACGCCTTTAGAATGGCAATAATATAAGAGTCCTTCTTTAGTTTTTTCCAGAAGTGCTGGGAGAGCTATATCAAAAAATTTAGAAGTCTCTCTCAAAGACTGGTCATTTCCTACGACTATTAGTGTATAGCCTAACTTTTTTAGAATACTAGACACTGAGTTATATATGTATATCTCAGTACTTACTTTTGTAATAGTAACTATCTTTTCTCCAGTAAATACATGATTGTACTTTACTAGATTGTCTACTATTTTAAAAACGCTAGGATGGTCCAAGCAATGAATATGACAAATTATATGTTTTTTCATGATCACCAAATAAGTAAGGGGGCGGGGCAGAGCCCCACCCCCTAAGAGTTAATTTAAAACTAACTATTAAGCGCTTGCAGTTGTTACTAGACCTGCGTATGAGTAACGAGCACTTAGAGCAGCCTGAGAAACAGTTGTTAGAGCCTTGAAGTCGAAGCGAGTGCTTAGGTACATTGCTGTAACTTGTTGCTGTGGTAGGTATTCGCTTTCGATTTCCATTGCGCGACGCTCACCGATGATGAAGCCTGGCTTGTAAACCATAACACCTAGGTTGGAGTCAGCAGCACCAGCAGTATCCATAAATTCAGAGATGAATATTGGAATACCGTAGATAGCGCCAACACTACCTGTTAGGTATGTAGCTTGTGCACCGAACTTGTCTACAGTTTGGAAGTTGGTGTTAGTTACTAGGTTGTTGTAGCCTTCTACGCTAGTTACATAGGCTAGGTTTGAACCTAGAGCTAGACCGTACTTACCGAGAGTTAGACGGGCAGCAGCGATTTGATCTGGGCCAGCTTTTGTAGTTGTACCAGCAGTCTTAGTTACAAGACCACCAACTCCAGCAGCTAGTTCTACAACACCTTTGATAACAGAGGTATAAGCACCAGCAGCAGTTAGGGCGTTAGATGCACTGAATGCACTTAGTGAGCCGTCACCACGTAGAATTGCTTTGTCGATACCACGAGCTAGACGACGAGTCGCAGCTTGACGTAGGAAGTCGATTAGTGGAAGAATTGTATCTTCTTCTTCGTCCTTGGCAATGTGAGTTGCAACCATGAACTTCTTTGGTTGTAGTTCTACTGCGCCAATTTGTGCCTGACGGCTAGTTGGTACAGTGGTCCAATCAGTTACGCCAGCGGCGAATGAACCTGATGGGAACTGAGCTACGAAGTCGCTTGCATCTTCATCAGCTACTGGAATACGGAACGACTTAGAGTTTACTTCAACGCGGTTAAACATTGGAGCAACTACTAGTTGTTGCTGCATTTCGTGGTAGACGTTTGTGCTGAAAGCTTCATTTAGATTTGCATCTGTTAGAACAGCTTTCATGCGGTCGCCCATGCGAGTATTAAATACGTGCTTGTTTAGGGCTTTTGATAGGAATATAGCATTTGATTTATCACGGTCAGAGAACTGCTCGTATGAACGGGAGTTTTCTGCATAGTGCATCTTGCTTGTCTGCATGGAGTTTACTTGCTCGCGATAAGCTTTTAGCTGACCTTTTAGTTCGGCTAGTTCTTCCATTACTCGTGGATCGGCTGCACGGCCTGTTTCGTTAGCTACATATTCTGCAGCTTCAGCTCTTAGAACGGCTTCACCAGCCTTTTCTACTAGCTGTGCAACGCGTGGTTCTGCAACAGTGGCAACAGCAGCTTTGGTATCTACCTGGGCTGACGCAGCTTTTGTGCTGATTGTGATTGGATCACCTACGTTTTCAGTAGTCATTTGTTTTTTCTCCTCTAGAGTTTTTTGTATATTATGGCCATATACATTCAGCATAAGATCTCTATTGCTCTCCACTGGAAGGGTCTTTAGAGTCTCTACAACCATACAATTTTTATTAGCTAAATAGAAATGAGAGTCATTCCAATTAGTATAGTTTAGTGTAATAAGATTTAATGTGTCGTTTAGTATTTTTTGTAGGTTTTTATCGTTTTTAACCTCTTCAGCTGCTTTTAGCTGGAGTAGCTCTATTTCAGACTTACCTACTAAAGACTGGAATTTTGCTATTATATGTGTTTTTTCTTCATCTAAGAATGACTTTTCATTAGTCACTAATAGTTTTATATCGTACTCGCTATCTAAGTCCCATTTGTTTACTATGGTTAGATCTAAGGCGTTTACCTCTAGTGTTTCTCCTAGAGAAGTGCCTACCGCGTCACACTTTTCAAACACGAAGTTAGGATTATCAGCAGTAGCTATCTTTGCAGTTTTAAATCTTTGACCATCAATAACTACAAAAGTTTTTTCTGTTATCTTGCTTGTATCTTCACTTAGCAGATTTATGAAAGGAATTTGCTTCATAGGATCTTGTCCTGTTGAAATTTCTTCTTCCTCTTCTTCATCGTCAACTACTTTAGAAGCTTTTTCTTTTGATACTGCAAATTGTCCTTTAAACTCTTTGTATGTATCGTCATTCTCAAAGCTTTTGCGTATAGAGAATAATGAATTTTGATTAGCAGGAACACTTACTACTGATATTTCTAGTAGTTCTAGGTCTTTAATCACGAAAGTATCGCTTCTCTTGTCGTAGTCGGCATCTTTGATTCTGAAACCTACGCTAAAGCTTTTTAATACTCCGTCTTTTATTAGTGTTTTTACTGCGTGTTGTTTTTCAGCGGCATCACTAACACTTGCCTCAACAAAGATACCTTTTTTATCGACAGTTATATTGTTAACTCTACCGATTGGCTTTCCGTGGTCGTGTTGATAAAGAAGAATTGGATTTCTTCTAAAATTCTCTACGCCTTTAGTCCAAGCATCTGGTAGAACAATATCACCTGTTCTATCTTTGTCAGCGGTGTTAGCATAGCCAGCAATTTTTAACGCTTTATTATCAGCGATACCTTTGACAGCAAAGTCGTCAGTATCAATGTAAAATGTTTTTTGCATTGTATGCTCCTCAAGTTTCTGTAGCTGCGTCTTCTGGTATGCCTTCTACAGCTTCATTAGGCGGCCTACCGCCTATTGATGGGTTAGTGGCACTACCAGTTATATTCTGCGGCATCCTAATAGCGTTAGTGTCCGAAGTATTAAGCGCCTCAAATCCTAGACGTTCTCTAGCTTCATCAGCAGTTATAATACCAGAGTTAACTAAACTAACATAGTATTGACTCTGTGTTCTTAAATCAGGTTGTAACGCAGTTATTACGCTTTTATCAGGTCTTATTAAACTAGAATTAAAGTACTGAGTAAATGCACTAGCAAACATTGACACTATAGGTAATATTGTGTGCTCATAGAATAATACTTGGTTTGCCGCTATGTTGGCGTTATTACCGCTCTTCATAAGAACGTATGGAACACCCAGCGCCTTAGCCATGTCTTGTTCTAAACGTTCTATACTTGCTTCAAAGTCTAGACTCTGAAAGTTAATGTCGCTGAACTTATCTATTTTTAGTCCGCCGTCTAGAATTGCAGGGCTTCTAGCCCCATCAAAAATAGTAGCATAACTAGAACGCCAAGATTGTAAAAGTCTGTCTTTAACTTTAGTATTCAGCACCGAATCAGTTGTTAGCACGACTCCAGGTACTGCGTTATTTTTAAAGAACTGCTTTTGGAACTTAAGCAACGCATTATATATATTTATTATATTGTCTAAGCTCTTTATAGGACTTTTACCTCTAAAGATACTTTCGTCATTATCCATTTTTATATGGATTATTTCATCCGCACTAAACTCTATAGAGCTTTGATTCTTACTGTCTCTAGACCCTGTAGCATAGCTAGAATAGTTAGAGGTGACTAAGAACAGATAACCTTTTATAAAAGTCTTAGGGTCTGTTATTATTTGCATATCATTGGCTGGCAACACATACAAATTAGTACCATCATAGTAGAAGAATGCATTACCGTCTAAAATAAGGTCAAAGTAAGCTCTTCTAAATAGTTTTATTCTATCTTCGAACGGGTTAGGGCGATCATTTAATAGCTTGTTAAGCTTTTTTACTGGTCCGCCATTAGTTATATCAAAAGGAACCTCAACACACGCACTAACAATCATCTCTACTGCACGATGTATAACTTCGATTTGGTCATACGCGGCTTTATAGTCTACGTTTGGTTGAGGGCTAGCAAATGGTTGACGAGTGTGAATCTGTGGTTGTGCAGGATTAAGCTTTTCTACTAACCAATTGATTGGTCCTCTTGCCATGATTGCTTATCTCCATACTTGTCTCTTTGTTTGTGAATCCAGTCTCTTACTTTATCACCCATGTAATTGGAATAAGATTTACCGTATATTTGATGAAGCCTTAGGTGGTGAGTCTTGCACAGAGAGTATAAATTATCATTAGATAGTTTATCTAAGTTGTCCCGTTCAAAAATTGCTCTATTAGATAACACATCTTCATCGCAGGATATAGTTATTTTATTTTCTCTAAGCCAGTTGTTCCAAAGCTCGCTTACACTGTATATGTGATGGAGTTCTATATTTTCATCAGCACCGCAAATAAAGCAAGGCTCTCTGTCTTTATAGTTCTTTTTTATACCATCTCTTACCCACTTAACAGGCAGTCTAGTAAGTTTTTTGTCGGATTCCTTCATTTCTTGTTCCATTATAAGTCTAAAAAATCACAAAGTCAAAAATTAAAATGTAAAAAATCTAAGTTGTTTATCCGGTATAGATCTCTACTGCACTAGACTTAGTGTATGTATATATTGCATATCGTATAGCATCGCAAGCATGGCTAGACCAGTCGTGTACAGGTTTTACTTTTTCAGTGCGAGAGTTCCAGCGATACGCAGTCATACTTTTATGGCAGGTATATGCGTTATTTATGTCAAATATAATTTTATCCTGCACCACTAAACTTTGCAAATGTGCAATACCGTCAGTAACGCTCTTTACAGCGTTATCACAATATATATCATAGTCATATGCAAGGTCTGCCTTAGTTTGTTGCGCGGCGCTATCAATGTAAATTAATTCAACACCCCAATGGTCTATTAACTCTTTTATGCGTTCAGCATGTACACTAGTTGTAGCTTCGCTAGCTACGTACTCGTCTACTACATAAAAATTAATATCATCGGTAGCTATAACCACAAAAGCAGTGTCGTCACGAAAACCCATATCAAGACCCGCTATAAAAGTAAAACGCTGGTCTCCCGGAGCAATTCTATATGGAGCCTCTTCACTAGTTAGATCTACAAGATGCTTATCGTCATCTATTTTATAAATCTGACCTTCGAAGCTTGCCCACTCGCAGTAATATTCTTGTCTGAAAATAGTTTCTGGTAGGGAGCGCTTAGCTTCTTCAATATCAGCTTTTTGTAAACGCGGATTAGCGTGCCAAGGGTACAGCCCACTGCCCCAATCTACAAACTCACTGCTCTGGCCGCGCTGATAGTACTCGTATAAATAGTTTTCTTTACCGCGAGGAGTGCTGATAAAGAGTGCCCGAGAATCGGGAAAGGTGGATAGTGCAGGACGAAGGTCTCGTGTAAAATATTCGTCATCACTTATTAGTGCAGCTTCGTCTACTATCAGAAAGTTGGCAGCACGACCAACTAGCGAGCTTCTATTTTCTGCCGACAGCAGACGGAAAGTACTATCATTAATCAACTGAACTACGTGATCTTTTTGGTTGTATTTTTTAGTTTCAATACCAAAACTCTCAATAAGTTGAGCAGTATAATCCCAGATAATCGAGCTGAGGTTAAAGTTTGGTGCTACTACCAACACTTGTTGGTTAGGCTCTAGTAGTTTAGCTAAGGCTAAAACAGCGGCGGCACTAGACTTACCTGTACGTCGAGCACTTATATGCACCCAAAAGCGTTTGTCAGATAGCCCATCAATCATAGCCTGCTGACTTGGATTAAAATCTTTGAAACCGTATTTGTCCGGTAGTTTCGAAGCTAGTTTATTAATTGGTACTTTAAAGTAGTCTTGCATTATTAAATAGGTTCCTCTAATAGGTGTGTTCTTTTTTGTATTGAATAAGTATATATATTTTTCTGGCCGGACCAGTAATCTTGACCAAGACATACAAATACATTAGCGTTACTAGTAGTAAATCCTACTTTTCCCTGGATTCCTAGGTTTACGGTGTATGGTAGTCCATACGCAGAGTGAGAGTTGGCACGTAAGTCTATAGAGTATATTGCCGGATTAGCAAAATTAATAGACACTTTTGGAGATACGAAAAGTAAAGCCTTTCCAGATTCTATAGCAGAATAGTCTCCTATATATTCATCAAACCCAATACCATACGAAGTAGGATCTATATACTTTATTTCTGATCCGCTGGTACTATATACATATGCTCCGCCTCTGCTAGTAGTATTTGGAGCCCCTACTAGTATACTAGAAAAACCTACTGCTACCGAGTATCCAAATCTGCTATTAACATTTGGCCCTACTAGTACATTCTTTAATTTGCCTGAATAGTCGTATACATACGCTTTACCTTCCAAATCATAAGGAGCACCAATTACTATCGTGTTGTCTCTTAAATCTATACTAGTACCAAATCCGGTATATTGGTTGGCGGTATTAGGTTTTAGTATTGCTGTCTCTAGTCCTCTTGAGTCAAATACGTGAACAGATCCTATGTTATTAAAATTGTTGGGTGCTGATACTAGTAACAAACCATCTCTTGCTTTAACTACTTTACCGAAAGAGCTACTGGAATTAGCCCAAGAAGATGAGATATTACTATAAAAAATAGAATTTTTATCGTACTTACTTACAGTATTAGAGGAGCTAACACCTAAGTACAAAAATTCAGAATCCAAAGTAACAGAGTTAGCTGACACAGGTATAATAGTAGAAGTAACGCTTACACCATTAAACAAAGCAGGTAAATCATATATTCTAACGTTAGCTGTATGACCTACTACCACTACATCCTCATCTACTGCTAACGGCCACTCAGGAGAAACACTATTTTCTCTCAACGGATCTGAGTACACGGGAGAGCTTATACTGTTAGAAGTACTATTAGAATTAGATCCTATAATACTTTTATCGTCTAAGTTCTCTAAGTAAAAGTTTAAACTCCTAAAAGCCATTAGTAATACCTCTTTTTATTTTTAATAATAGTATCATAGTAACTGCTATGTGATTGTGGCAGATCATAGCTATACAACTTACCTATACCTTGCACATAAAGTTTACTATTATGTATGTACATGTAACCAGACGCAGTAGCGTCTGATGGTAAAGTTATACTCTGAACAAATTGTCCTCTGCTAGTTAAAATAGTTATAGTTCTGCTGTAGTCTCTTCCCGCAACTACATATCCACCACCAGAAGCAAGATATGATCCCAGTTTAGACGAAGTGCCAGGGTCATATCTATATACAATAGACCCTTGTAAATTTATTCCAGTAATTAACCCATCATTCAAAGGAAAAGGGGCAGTTTGACTCTCATAAAAAGGACTACTAGCGTGTATTAGTCCATCACTATACGAAACTTGAAATCCAAATCTATCTCCAGTGCCTATATCTACCTGTTGATTCGCTGTAAATATACGAGTATTATCAGTAGCAAATAAATACACGGCCCCAGCTTCTACTACCCCGTCAGTACTTCGCGTGTAAAGGTCTGAAGCTAGTATTCTATATCCGTCTATCAATATACCTGAAAAGTTTCTCTTACTAAAGTCAGATAAGTCTGGAGTAATTGGTCTATAAGTTTTACTCTTGAGAGCTCCGTTAGCATAGTATACATATATTGTGCCTGGATTAAAATTACCTACGTTAGATTCAAAACTACATACAGATATTAAGTTGCATTTTATAGATACGGAATGTCCAAAATATACATTGGCTACCACATTAGTACTAGGTTGCAATGAAAATTTAAAATTACCAGAATAGTCATAAACAGACGCACTACCAGCTTGAGTATTAAGTGTATTAGCAAGAGGGTTTCCTACTACTATTAAACCATCACCGATACCTAAAGGTGTTCTAGATACTGGAGCAGTAATATCTGAATAAGAAGATACATTTGCAGAAAAAGTAGTACTAAACTCATTAGAGTTTAGGTGCTGAATAGTGACAGAATCACTATTAGCAAATACTATTCTATTATCGCCTACTACATATCTAAAATTACTACCTACAGGTATAGATATTTCCAGTCTAGTAGAGTCTATACTCAACTGTGGAAGCGAAGAGTTTGAGATACCAGTGTTGCTGATTATAGTGCTATTACCTATTTTATAAGCCATAGGTTACTCTCCATTATATGTTACGTAGGCTGCGTCATCTAACGTATATTCTGGGCTAATCTTATATAGTAAAACACTACCGGCATTAGAAGTTCCAGACACTGTGTTAGTATTAGCACCTACTGCAAGATATCCATAACCTACGTCTACAGATGTACCAAATCTTGCATTAGTTATAGTATTAGGCTGTATTGTTTGTAAAAGATTACCTCTTAGATCATAAACATAAACTCTTCCGCTTCTTACGCCTACTGGTAGTTCTGGTATTCCTATAAAAATTTTACCGTATTTTACCTTAACTGACCTAGGACGACCAGGAAGAGATATGTTTGCTATTAAGTTACCAGATAAATCACGTATATCAAATCTATCTATACCTAAGTATATAGTAGCTAATACACCACAACCTACGCTTAGGCCACCGCCATAATTACCATTAGACGTTATGCTGAGCGGTAATATCTTTTTTATGAAATAACCGTTGTAGTCAAATAAATCTACTGCGCCGGCATTGAAGGTGCCAGAGGCGTCGGAATATGGAGTTCCTACAGCTATAACTCCACCACCAACACTAACAACATCGCCAAAATAGTTTATTAACCCCCCACCGCCAGGTGACATTATATCAAATAGTTTTTCCTCATTGTAGTTAAAAACTCTTATTTGACCGCCAGCCAAATCTCTAGGCATACCTATAACAATCCTGTTGTCTGCTGCTGCTACAGCAAATCCTGCTGTATTAAAGGACGTCTCAGACACTACAACTGCATTGAAGCTTAGAGTAGAGGAGTATGTATTATTTAGGAAGTAAACATTCGATACGCCTTCTCCAGAAGATATAATCATTTTATCGCCTATTGTAGCTACACTACGGTTGTAAACATCACTTACTCTTCTATTTACATTTGGTCTATGAATGAGTGAGTTAGTTTCTAACGAGTATACAGCAGTATTTCCACTCCTACTTCTTACAATAAGCCTATTAGCAGCTAGAGCAACTTCAGTGCCAAAACCGACCTCAGCAGAAGGGTTTTGAGCAGAAAACACCGTGTACACGTTTGAGTTTGCCACAATAGAATTGTTAGCGCCGTTCCAAATATAGATTGCACTATCTGATAAATGTTCTATTGAGGTGTTAGAACCTCTAGCAGAATTAAGTACAAAACTCATTTTTTTAAACTCTCTACTTCATCAGCTAATTCTTTTATACTTGCTATCAGATAAGCTATTAGCTGGTCATATACTACGTGCTTAGTACCAGAATCGTCTGTTCTTACTAGGTGAGGTAGTATTTTTTCTAATTGCTGAGCCAGTACTCCCGCGTGTAACTCCGTATCTCCTATCTTATTAAATTCATAAGCCTCTAGACTCTTTACTATAGACAGTCCGTTTGATATAGAAACTATATTAGATTTTAATCGTTCGTCTGAAGGAGTTATAAAATCGACACTAGCATATACGTTACCTACTACGTGCATTGTATAGGAGGGAACGGCAGTTCCTACACCTACGTTTAATCCGCCAGTATAATACACATAAGTATTATTAGTCTGCCAGATATTCGCTGCAGTAGAAGTGCCGCTACCTATTGCTATTAATGAGGTGCCTAAATTGTTAACTAAGTATAACTTATCTTCGTCTTTAACTCTTACTATTTCACCAGCTTGAAAATAGTTATTGGATAATGCCGCATTAGCCTGTACAAAAGTATTTTGACTTATGTATGCTATGCCTTCTCTAGTATAGCCCGAGTATAAAGGATGGCTAGGGCTGTTAGTATCGTATACAAAAAGCCTACCGTCTTGGGGGTTAGTTCCACCCTGTCTCCAAATCATACCGTTCTGTAGACCTAGCTCACCTTCTAGGTCTACAGAAGTATTAACTGGTGCTGCTGAACTATAAAAGTTTTGTAATAAGGCTTGCAAAGAAGAGTTATGGTCTATTCTGCCGCGACTTATAGTAGCTACGGCCCTTGGTGTTACAAACACATTTGATGTCATTTTTATTTCCTTATATCAGCTAAGCTATATTGTATAGATAACTTAAATTTACTACAATCCCACTTTATACTTTTTATAGGACAATGTCCAGAACAATTTTTATTTATAACTCTGTAACTGGGTTTGGTTCAATATTTTCTTCAATTATAGTCGCGCTTTCCGAAGTTGCATCAGTTATAATCTCAGTAATCGGTGCTTCTTGGACTATTGTTTCAGTCACTGTAGCTACAGGTGGAGGAGAGTCGGTAAGAACCCATTGATTGCCTGCCCAGAGTATAAATTTACCTTCAGTATCGGTAGGAGGGGCGGTTCTAGTGTGCCATAAAGGTATTCCTTTAGTGGAATCTGATACAGTTATTGGACCGCCAAAATAACCGTTTTCTAGTATCTTATATATTATCATTTATGCGCTGCCTTTACATATACTCTTAGAGTAGGAGAGAATAAGCTTGCAGATAGTGTATCTGCAGTAGTTATACTTGTTGATACGTTAGGTACGTAAAATTCAGTATTAATATCAAAGCTAGCAGAGTATACATAATCTGCTAAATTGCTTGAAGCACCTATAAAACCAGCATCTCTGTCTACTACTATAAAAGTATTATTGAAATGCTCTGAGTCTTTAATACTAGTATAAGTAACGCCACTATCCAGCCTAGTAAATGTACTAAATGCTGCCGAGTTAGACCTATACACAATACCTGAATTTGCAGTTATTATATAAGTGCTAGCATTCGAAGTTATACTATTTAAATTTTGGCCGGGAGCAGCTATCGAAGTACTGAATGTAGGAGAGCTACCACCGTTAACTAATCCAGTAGCTTGACCTATATAACCTCCGCTAGCAACAAATAATAGCCTGTTATCAAAACTTCTATAATGAATGTCTGACACGTTATTACTTCCAGTACCTAAAATTAAAGTGTTCCAATCTAAGCCGTTATTAGACCACCTACCTACATTGTTAACACCCATCGCGTAGAAAGAATTGTTAGCGAATATTACTCTACTTAGCTCAGTTAGTGTTGTTAATGCAGGTGCTTTAGGCCAATAAAATCCATCGGTGCTAGTTCTAGTATTTCCGCTGTATGTAAATAAATTATACAGACCATTACCATACACAATACTCCCTATCGTACTGGTATCATTGCTAGAGGTATTTGCCCAAGTCACAGCGTCAGTACTAGTTGCTAACTGTCCTGTAGTAGTGCCTACTATAAACAAATTATTGCCGTATACTATACTTCTAATTCCTCCAGTAACTACAGACAACGTCTGGTTAGCCCAAGCAATACCGTCAGAACTTGTAGTAACGTAAGGAGTGCTTAAGCCTCCGGCGGCCACAAAAGTATTATTGCCAAATGTAACCGTATATAGAGTGTTAGTAGTACTAGAAACTCTTGCAGTAAACGTGGTAAAGTTATTGCTAGTTCTTATATTACCTAGGTGGCCTACAAAAACTCCTTGACCATTTCCATACGCGGAGCCAAAAAATGTAGAAGTAGTACCAGATGTTATAGCTGTCCAAGTGACTCCAGTGCTAGAATATCTAGCCATACCTAGGTTGCCAACCATCACAAATCTTGATAGGTCTGGAGAGTATACAATTGAATTTATAGTGCTAGTCGTGCCGCTGGTGTTAGCAGCCCAAACTAATCCATTTGTGCTAGATCTTAAACCTCCTGCAGCTCCTCCGGCAAAAACACTTACTGGGCCTTGTGCAAGAGTAAATATGTTAGTAGTTGCACCAAAAGTCCTTGTAATCCATATATCTCCATCCTCTGAGGTATAAGCTTCTCCAAACGAATTAACACGTAAGAATGTATTTGTGGAAGATAAGAATATGCCAGCATTACCTAAAGCAGTGCCAGGGGGCCTATAGCCCTTCCAAGTAATACCGTCCTGAGATAGTGCTATCCCGCCGGTGTTAGTAAAAGCTACGAAAGTGTTATTACCATAAGATAAATCAGTATACGTTACGTTTGAGAAAGGACCTACAACAGACTGCCAAGTTATTAAATCGTTTGAATATTGTATGGTTGAATTTCCAACTGCTACATAAGTATTCGGAGACTTTTGTAGAGCCGTTATTTCCACACTAGAATTGCTAGTGTATATAGTAGACCAGCTAGTCCCAGTGTTACTATATAGTATAGTACCATTACTCTGAGTGAGGAGTAGTGTATTATCTAACGATTCTAAAGTTTGATTTCTGTTACTAGTAGGTCTTGTGAAATTAAATATACCAGTACCTAAAGGTCCTAATAACGAGGCCAGTTCTGGATAATCACTTTTAAGATATACAGAATCACTCTTAACCCAGATGGAGCCCGTGCTACCGTATATCTCTCCTGGCTCCGAACCGCTGATGACTGGCACCACAGTTAAACTGCCAATAGGGTAATTATAGTCTCTTATTATAAAATCTTTTATATTAGACATTATTTTGCTCTCACATACGTAATTCTACTAAAATTATTATTAGTATTGGTTGGTGTAGATAATGCTGTATAAGCAGTGCTTGACACGTTAGGCACGTATACTTCATATGAGGTATTATATCTAGTAGAAGTCATTCCTTGATACACATTAGGTGCATAACTAAATATAAGATTGGCTGTAACTCCAGTGCTGGCATTTGCAACCATTAATATACTATTATTAGGCCCTACTGCTACGGAAGGTTCTAGTCTAAGAGTAGGAGATATTATGCCAGTATTAACATTAGACCAATTAACTGCATCTAGCGAATATAGTACTATGTTAGTATTAGATACAAGAGAATATAGTCCGTCATTATAGGCTATACTCACTACATTGCTGACTGGCGATATACTTGAAGAAGAGATCCAAGTTATACCGTCGGTACTAGAAGCTACAGTAGAACCAAACCCTCCAATAGTAAACTTACCTTGAGCGTATACCCCAGTATTATACCTACTCAAAGGAGCAGAACCTGCCGAGTTCCAGTTTATACCATTAGTAGTATACCATAAGTCAGACCCTGTCGGACCGCCTATAACAGCAACATCACCACTAGAAACCGCCATACTAGGGGTGCTGAACGGCAATCCTATAGTGCCTGATATGCTATAACCATTTGTGGTTTTGTAATTAGTGGTACCTATCACCAACACGTTACTCTTAAAAGGCGCTAACAGGCTTGCATTACCCAAGTTATTAGCATAGTATATGCCAGAAAATGCAGAAAATACAAAACACTGAGTGTTAGCTACAATAAAATAGTTATTGTTGTATACAAGGTCAGTTACTACTGCCTGCTCTCTCATAGGGTAAGGAACTGAATAGAAAGTGTTGCTATTAGCAAACTTTATTCCTTGGCTTTCAAAGTCTCCGCGATATATAACAGTGTTGGACGGTCCAACTGCAAATTTTGTTATTAGGCTAGAACTAGCATTACTAGCTATATTCTGAGTAAGAGTAAATTGCCCATTGCTAGATATATACATGACGTTAGCTATATGGCTAGATGCAAGGAAATTTTGGCCGTCAAATATTAATCCGTTAACAGTTCTAGTAACTGAGCTATCAATCCTGTAGGTACTCCAACCACCAAATGCGTCACCAGTGTCATATACAGTTACGTTTCCAGCGCCGCCAGCGCATACAAATAACCCGTTACCGTAAGCTAAACCTCTTGATGTGCTAGGGCGATATAGAATAGAAGGATTTCTAATCCATAGATTCTCATCTAGAGATACGCTAACCTCATTTGTACTGGCTACTGCTATTGCATTATTACCGTACGCCAAATATCTAGCAGAGCTAACATTAGGATTTTTTATAGACCAGTTTGTGCCATCAGAGCTAACAACTAATATGCCTGTAGTAGCATTTTGCCCGCCAAGTATATGTTTATTATTAGCGTACACATAAGAGTAGTATGTAGTATTCTCTGCACCAACAGGAGCAAAACTAGTATAAGTACTAAAGTCCGTAGTAGTAAAAAACTGCCCATTAGAACTAGCAGCAGGAGTAACCACATATAGACCCCCACCACCGCCTACTACGTTAGAAGATGTTGCTGGCTGTCTTACATAATACCAAGCTATGCCGTCTTGAGACAATGCTAATCTATGTATCTGTGTAGTACCTAATCCCGAGGCATTTAAAGCTATATAAGTGTTATTAGCATATTCTAATGCCCTTATAGGTGTTGTGGCGTCTGTAGAAAAACCAACACTGTAAAACGACCATACGCAAGCATCTGTGGAATACAGTATAGTTGAGTTGTCACCGGCAGCAAACCAAGTATTGTTTAAATAGTCTACAGTCTTGAATTGATTTATTCTAGTATTAGTATTTTGTATGAACACCGTAGAGTATACGTTTCCTAAATATTCTTTTAGGTCTGTATACTGATTCGCAGAATATACTAACCCAGGAACTACATAAGTATTATTAGTGGCATCATTACCAGTGCCAGCTAATCCCTCTACCGGGCTACCTATCAGTAAATCTGTAGTATATAAGTAATCTGATAATTTAGTCATATGATTAGCCCACCTTAAACTCTAACGCCTGCACTAAAGAGCCTTTAATGCCGGCATGGTCAAACTCTATTTCTGGGTCTACAAATATATCAAACCCTGAGTTTCTTACTCTTCTGCAAAACACGTAGTCTTCACCCCAAAACTCTCCATCATATACCTCTGTATCAAAAATACAATACCCTGAGTCTTCTTCCTTATTAGAATGCTTTGGGGTGAATTTTAAATGTGCGTAGTCTTCTCTGAGTTTAGCAACTACAGACCTTTTAATTAACATAAAACCAGCAGGTATATATTCCATTTTTAGCAGTTTAGTATCAGGACACATAGCAATAGAACCATCTTCGTTCAGCATAGGTCTAAAAGTATAGCTAACTCCATCTCTTGAAGGATATACACCTGCTACAAAATCTTTATTATAGCATAAAAGCTTTAGTACGTCTTGATAGTGCCAACCAATATCACTGTCCACGCATAACATATACTCTGCGCCAGATTTCCAAAAAAGCTCAAGTAGTCTATTCCTATCTGCTACTAGTAAAGAACCACACGTAGGAACTTTTACTATTGGATTTATATTGTTTAGGTATAGGGACGTGCAAGTTTCAGAAAGACTTATAGCATATTGAACATGTACTTTACCTTCATAAGCTGGAGTAGCTATAAACAGGGAAGCAACAGGGTTCATCCTATCCTCCAATCTGCACCTGTATACACTAGGAACAAGCTGATGTTTTTTACATCAAGTATTAAATCTTCAGATCTATACATTATAGTTTTTCCATTACGGTTAACTGTTAGAGGGTTAGTGTCAAAATATTCTCCAGAATCTATTATATAAATAGTATCGCCGGTGGTTGGTGATGCTGGCAGTGTTAATGTCCAAGAAGTAGCTTGTGTATTAGCAAACACACCTTGACCAGACGAAACTGTATAATTAGACGAAGAACTAAGCCAGGTTACTCCACCTCCGCCACCACCACCTGTTGCAGATATTGTTAAGGTGTTGGAAGATGCGTCGGTGGTAAGTATAATATTAGAACCAGCAGATATGTTCAGAGTTGTATTAGTTTGAGCTGATATAGTGCTTTGTCCAGAAACAGCAATAGCAGAGAAAGAATTAGAAGAGCCGCCGCCTCCGCCTGTAGAAGCAAAAGTAATAGTGTCAGTTGTTGGGTTAGTAGTTATGGTAATACCAGTACCTGCTACTAGCGTTACAGTATCGCCAAAAGAATCTGCTACTACATCAGACTGACCGGCCACTGAGAAGGTATTGAATGTTTTTACGCTTGAGTATAGTGCAAAGTCATTTGCATAGGCTGCCTGTAAAGTACTAAAATCATTAGAGCGCGCAGTTAATAGAGTGTTGAAGTCATTAGCCTGTGCTGTTAGCAGCGTTGCATAGTCGTTAGAACGTGCAGTCAGCAGCGTATTATAATCATTAGCCTGTGCTGTTAGTAGAGTCGAGTAGTCGTTAGCCTGCGCTGTTAATAGAGTTGAGTAGTCGTTAGAACGAGCAACTAGTAAAGTTGCGTAATCATTTGACTGAGCAGATAGTAGAGTTGTGTAGTCGTTTGAACGAGCTGATAGTAGTGTAGTATAGTCGTTTGCATTTACCCAAGAATTTGCAGCATCTCCGTATGCATATAACGCTGCTGTAAACCACGTACCACTAGCAGCACCGTTTATGTTTTGTGAAGTTGTATTGCCGGTATAAGCTGTAACTTCAACATAGTCAGTAGACCCATTAAAGTATACAATTATGCTTAGTGTGTTGGTATTGCCTACACTAGTAGTTACCGGCGATTGACTGATAGCTACTTGAGTTGATCCATTCTTTCTAAGCTGGATATTAGTTTGGTTATTGGTTATTAATCCACTTTCCCACCATACAGAAACATTGATGCTGTAGTAGCCAGCTACGGTAGGTTGAAATTTATTAGATGTAAACCAACCTTGCGGGTCAAACTCGTCAACAAAAGTTACAACCTGGTCTGAGCCGTTAGTGATAGTTTGAGCAGACCCATTCTTTACAGCCTTAACAACGTAGTCTCCGGCTATTAGACCTCCGCCACTACCGCCTGTATTAGTGATAGTTATTGTGTCTGTTGTGGCATCAGTGGTTATCTGTATACCACTCCCAGCCGCTAGAGTAAGAGTGTCCGCTGTAGAGTCTGCAACAACATTGCTTTGACCACTTACACTGATAGTTGAAAAACTATTTGAAGTTACCGAAGACACGTTTTTATTTTCGAAACGAGAATTAGCGGAGACGTAGACTAGAGCTTGCCCATCCTGTATATTGCTTATATAAGCTTTTTCGTCTTCAAATATACTACTTCCATAGGTAGGGCGTACAAAGAGGGTACCATTATTAGCGTGCTTATTTATTACTATCGCAACTGTAACTATATTATTAGGCGCTATTGGTGCAGTATTAGACAAGCCTCCAGGAATAGAAGGATCAGCATATAGAATATCTCCCTCGCTAAACATAGAGGTATCTACGCCTCTAATTTTACCAAACGAGGTTACAAAACCTTCCGCACCGTTAGGTATGTCTTCAGTGGTTATACCCATTATGTATTTAGACGGTACTGAGTTATTAGCCAATGCCGGGGCTACTTTAATTCTACCGCTTGCACCTATAGTACCATTAGCCATAACTACAGTGCCGTCAGGAATTAAACTACCTGTCTGATTTTTAACATAGTAGTACTGCTCTTGGCCTACTTGAAGAGTAGTATTGGCATTCATGCCAAGATCTAATGTATTTTCAGCAATGTTCCATGCAAGCTGACCAGCCCCGCCAACTGTTGCTGGCGAGGCTACATTCATTTGTATCTGATCTACACTTGTTATGTTTCCCTCGATGTAAGCATTGGCGCCTACGTGCAAGCCTAGCTTGACTCTAAAATCTTTATCTGCCATCTGTTCCCTATCCCTAGATGACTAACTTTTATACTAGCAGCGCAGAGCGTACAACTCGTATAGTATTAGTATTGTTTGTTGGAGTTACTAGTAGTCTTACATTACCACCGCTTATATCTGCATTGAATGAGGCTAGAGAGATGCTTGTATACACAATAGCATATTCAGTCATGTACACAGTAGCTCCATCGTGAATTAACAGTATTTCACAAGAGTGATAGTAGTTGTTAGCAGTATCATGCACTTGAACTAGGTATTTAGCGGTTCTGAATGTCGCAGCTGCAAAGCTATCTAGAACCTGGTTTGCAGTTGTAGTTGTAGTGGCCAACGCACTTGTAGAATATCCAGCATCATTAACTTGGAACTGAGCCTTAGGAGTAAGAGTGCCAACACCTACTGTGTTATTAGTTGAGTCCACATGGAATGTGTTTGCGTCTACAGTTAACCCTCCAACTGTTATTGAACGAGTAGACGAGCTTCCATTAGCTAGTACACGATCTAATGTAATTAGATTTGTGTTAGTAGCGTTAGCAAAATCAACATAATACGAACCGCTCTGTCCGTCTAGTAAATCAGCATTTAAGTTTGTAACAACTTGAGTGTTAGAAACTATCAGAGTGCCCACGCGAAGAGCAGCAAAACCAGTTGGACTGACCACTGTGTTGGTGGTAGGATCTAAGGTGTTTACTAGCGCAAAGTAACCTTCACTCTGATCATAGTAGATTGCAGAGTTACCTTCGTTACCGCGGTTTAGATAGATGCCAACATCACCACTAGGAGCACCTACAGTGTTAGCAGCCAGCTCTATAAACTTGTCTTCAACTAGTAGACTAGTGGTACCGATTGTGGTAGTATTACCTTCAACAGTTAGGTCGCCCGATATTACAACGCTGTCTGTGAATGTTTTCAACCCGGCGATGTTTTGATTGCCGCTAGTACGAACTACAGTAGAATCAACTGCAAGAGTACGGTTAGTAGAAAGGTCGCCACCACCAGTTAGTCCGTCTCCAGCCGAGATTGTGATACTAGCATTAGCCTTGATGTTTGTGTAAGAGTTTAGTCCACTCCAAGTGGCATAGTCGTTTGCACGATATCCATTAAGTAGAGTAGTATAAGTGGCATGGTCGTTAGCCTGATACTCATTTACCAGGGTGGTATATGTTGAGTAGTCGTTTGCACGAGCGCTATTCCAAGTTGACAAGTCATTGGCCATAGCCGCTTGCCAAGTGGTGTAATCGTTTGCACGAGCTGACGCTAGTGTTACACCGTCATTCGCATAAGCAGCTAAGACAGTTGAGTAGTCGTTAGCAAGAGCTGATGATAGAGTAACTCCATCGTTAGCATAAGAGGCTAGTATAGTTACATAGTCGTTAGCCTGATAAGCGGATACTAGAGTTGTATATGTATTATAGTCATTAGCACGGGCGGACGCGAGTGTTACTCCGTCATTTGCCATTGCTGCTAACCAAGTTACATAGTCGTTAGCCTCATAGTTAGTTACAATTGAACCTACGTTATCTTGAACTAGGTTTATTCTACCATTCAAGGTAGTGTATGTGTTGAAGTCGTTAGCACGCAGAGTGTTTAGAGTGCTAACGTCATTGGCATATGCGCTAAGCAGGGTAACTCCGTCATTAGCTAGCACGTCAACTCCGTTGACGAACGCTTGAGTGTTTACTACCAGCCCGCGATTAACTACAAAATCTTTTAATGTTGCCATTTTTGTTTTCCTTTATGTCGCGATAACAGTTCTAAACACCTTAACCGAGCTGGTTCCGTATGTCGGACTGCATAGAAGTCTAACTGTATCGTTGAATATTGATGCGCTATACTGCGCTAGTCGAACACCTTGATTAACTATAGCATACTCTGTGAGAAATGCTTCACCGCCGTTGTGAACTATGAACAGCTCACTTATCTCATACTCGTCAACTGAAGGGGCGTATAGCTGTATTTGATACTTAGCAGAACGAAACGCAAGAGCTGACCACTGGTCTACAATTTGATTTGGAGTTCCGTTAGTGAGGTTAGCTGAGTATGAACCCAGCCCCGCATCGCCGATGTGTAGGTCAATCTTAGGGTCCAGCTGGTTTATGCCTACACGAGCATTTGCGTAATCTAGCCATAAAACTCCGCCAACACGAGCTACTGTTGTGTCTACTGATAAGGTTACGTTTGAGGATAGAGCCCCACCACCGTCCAGGCCATCGCCAGCCACGATGAATGAGTTAGCAGTGCCGCTCTCACCAGCAGGTCCACGAGGGCCTTGTTCAGCCACAGCCACTACAGTGGCTTGCGGACGTTCCACAGTTACGGTGGTTGGGTTGGTGGTATTAACCTCGACCACCATCTGGATAGGATTTGTGACTACATCATTCATCTAGTTATCTCTGGTTCTACACGAAACTGACCTTCAAGCAGGCGGGTCACATAGCCGGCACTGTCACGAAGCTCTAGATCATAACGACCAGAAAAACGAGGCAGAGCAGCTGAGTTAGCAGCAGTCATGAAAATTCTAAGGTTCCCGTTAGCTCCGTCTTCACGGTTCTCAGCCGAGCCAGTTAACCAGATGAATCCATTGGCCGTAAGTGCAGAGTTAAACTCTACGAACACCGAAGAGGCAGGAGCTTCGCGAACCTGCATCTTGGCTGAGTATCCGGTCAGGTCAACTGGAGTTCCACTAGGAGCGCGGTAACGAAGAGGAAGGTCAAATGTAGCTCCCTGTTCTAGAGTGATGTCGTAACGTCCTGCTGCCATATTAGTTCCCCTTGAATAGATCTTGCATTAAGGTAGTATAGTTGGTAGTGTTGTTAACCTGAACAGCAGTTGTAGGCTGTTTAGGACGAGCATCACGATCCATATCGTTGAGCAGCTTGATCCAGTCGAATAAGTCTTTTTTAGAGTACATGCCGGTGTCAGCAGCCTCTTGAAGTTTTTCGTCGATAACTTTATTGATGATCGAGAGACGACGCGAACGGTGTAGATATCCCTGATTCATGATAACAGTATCCACATATCGCTTGGTATCCGAACGTTCTACAATCGCGGTTACGCGATCAGCTGAAATGTTAAACGCATCAGCGATTTGTGGAATTGTTTTACCGGCCAGCAGCTCGTTAGCTACTAGAAGATGCTGAGGATCTAACTCTGGAGCATCAAGTGAAGAGTTCAGGTTGTCTGAGTAGGTTGTAATATTAGTCATGTCTATACACCATGGTTCCTTGGACAACGACAGCCCCCAACGGTGCGTTAAGTCCTTCATCTGTTTGAACAGTGTCAATTCTGATTTCGTCAAACTCAGGTTCAGCGGATCGCATATGTGAGATAACGTGTTCTATGTCATCAGCTAGGAGCTCTTCAGCTTCCTCGGTTCGCTCATCCCAAGTGATTCCTCGGATTCGAAACGAGCTAACCACATAACGCTCTCCGCCGCCGATGTGACGAATCATCGTGTCAGTCACAGTTACCATCACACACGGAAACGAGTTTACGTTCTCAATGAACTCATCATGGTCGAGCACTGTTTCATGTACATCAACATTGAATGTGTATGAGGGGTTCCACGGACTCGTGCGACCGTCAATTTGCTTTAGCGCTTCGATGATTTTTAGTTGAGATTGGCGTCTGTTCATACATTGATTATATGATGAACTGAGTGTGAAGTCAAACAAATATTTTTAAAATCCTCTTGACACCTAGTGAGAGAGCGTGAGCGAAGTGAGAGATCGGTGAGACAATGTGAGTGGGTGTGAGACGATTGAGAAAAGGTGAGACCGATGATCGATCGCAGTCACGAAGTGACGTAGGCAAACTAACAACAACAGGTTGCAACGAAGTTGCGCAGGGTGCTTGGTTATTCCTAAAATTTCTTGTGTCACTTCTTCGTCAGATTCTGACGCAACAAATCCAAAGCGAAGTCCTAAAAATACCTGATAATTTTCCTGGAGAAGTGCCCCGCGAATCACCGAATCACCAAGTCCTAAGAACCGCCCTAGGGTGTCAAGCAGATAATTTTTGGCGTCGCGTGGCATAACTGCCACACTATCCGCCTAGGTATCCGCCTAGGTATCTGCCCCATACCTTAGTATAGCAGCCCCCGCCATTAGCGGGGGTCGTAAGGATTCAGCTTGACATTGCCGCGAGCCGCCGAGCAGTAGCGCGCCCAGTAAGCCCGATTCGTCTGGATCGTCGCCAGCGCCTCGCCGTAGGTGGCGTCGAGCGAAACGGGCTCAGCGAACGCTTTGAACTTGACATGGACAGCGCCTTGAGTCGTGTTGCACGATTCGCAGAGGCGCACGAAATTTTCCTTGACCATTGCGCCGCCTTTCGACTCGGGGACGATATGCCCGCAATGATTCGCTTCGCGCGATCCGCAAGCGACGCAGCCCGCGAACGTGGCCATGACGTGGGCGCGGATGGAGGCGGGGATGCGGGACTTGGTGGCCATGATTCGGGTTCCTTTCGTTGCCGTTGATTCTTTATACCTTGCAATGCCGAGGCGTGCAAGCAAAAGATTCCGCTTGCATCGCCAAGCGGAATCCCGTATCTTGATTCGTGAGGGGGCGGCAAGGTGCCTGCCCCGCGAATCGGAGACCCGCCATGCTGAACCTGACCGGATATATCGTTCGTTCCACCGACGCCGCCGTTGCTTTCGTGCGCGAGGCGGATGCGGGCGTGTCGGGCGTGCGCCCGATTTGGATCCCCCGCAAGAAATTGGGCCGCGTGCGCGAGGCCGATTGCATGGGCCGCCGGATTGTCACGGCGCAAGATGGCGAGCGTGTCGGCATCCCTGCTACCGTCGAGGTTGAGTCGGCTTTCCTCGACCGGATTGGCGTGCTGGCCTAACGGCCACGCCTCGAATCCAGCCCCATCCGAAAGGATGGGGTTTTTTCTGTTTAGGGGGATTGACATGGCCCGATTCGCCATGTTATAATGGGGCAGGCGCCGACTGGGCGATTCGCCGAATCAGGCGCCGATTCTACCACGAGTTTTCGCCCGTGTCAATAGCAAATGCGGTCCTGAAACAAAACTTGATGGTTGACTAGTCCGGTCGAATGGGGCATTGTCGAGGCATAGGGGCGGCGCAGGGCTTGCCCCGCGAATCGGGAGACCGGCGATGGCGAAAGTGGCGATGGATCTGGAAGCGATGAAAGCAGCGTTCGCGGCTAAGGGCGGGCAGGTCACGCGCGTTGACGCGGGCAAGCGCGCGATTGAGTCCGACCGGACGATCTACGCCGCGATGCGCGAGGGCAAGCGCGCGGCGGCGGACTCGGTGCGCGAGTCGCGCAAGTCGGAGTCGCGTCACGAAACCATGATCGGCGCGTATCACGCCGCGCGGGCGATGGGGTGGAGCCACGCGGACGCGCTGGAGTATGGGGCGACGGCGGTCGATTGACCGCCAGCCGCCTAGTCTAAAACCGAAGTTAAAAACCGAACACGCTGGAGTTGAAAAATGAAAGTAGTAATCTTCCTAGCCGCTGCCGCCATCGCCATCGCGTCGGGCTGGATCTTGCTTGACTCTGGTAGTGCTGAGGTGGTAACAGTGAATGACAGGGCGGCTTGGGGCATTGACGAATCGGGATACCTTGTCAATCCTCCTGCCGAACCTATCCGCGTGACCCTGAAATAATCAACCTGGAGTAATCAAATGGCCGCAACGTTCATCCTCGTTCTGACTCTGTTTGGCGCTGACACGCCGGATCTCGCATATGTTGTGGACTACGACATGACCGCCGAGGATTGCGCGGTGCGAATCGAGGAGCAACAAGCTCTACTGGAAAATACGTTTGATGTCAATGACTTCGCTCTGACTTGCGAGATGGACCACTCCACCGAGTGACAGAAAAAACCCTGCATAATCAATAGGTTAGCAGGGGTGGCGCCCCAGGAGCTAACCTACTGAAACTACTATACATTTCAGTGCTTGACTGCCGAGACGAATCGACCTAAGGTTAAGCATGAGCAAAGGAGATTGCTATGCACACCCATGAAACCCTTCGCGAGATGATTGCAGCCGTTGTCACTGCCGAGCGGGCGTTTGAGAGGCTGACTCGCGCGCGTGCGCGCAACGCCAAGCCGCTGGTGCTGGCGGGCTTGCAAGCCGCCTATGCACAGCACAGCGAGCGCGTGAATCAACTGTGGGATGCGTGGAACGAATCCATGCTGCGCGAGCGGATTGCGCGGATCTACGCGTAACAGATTCGGGCGCTAGCCCGAATCACGCGCCTATTATACACTAAGCAGGATTCGCGTCAAGCGAAATCGACACTGAAATATAAAATGTTATCTTAGAAAGGTCTTGCGAATCACGATAGGACGTGCGATAAAGAATCATCGAAACGGGATAGCCAAGGAGGTTCCCATGACCGCTCGCCAGATCCTCGAACTCCGCCTCGGTCGCCCGCTCGGGCCGCTCGGTTCGATGCCTCGAGATCTTCGCACGGCGATGTATCGCCTCGCTCTTCAGCTTCAGAAAGTGAAGGCCCGCTAAGGGCCGAATCACGCGCCGATTTTACAACGCCGCCCGATTCTTGTCAAGCGAAATCGGCACGCTGAAATAAAACTTGATAGCATGATAGTCCTTGCGAATCGCTGCGGGACATGCGATAAAGAATCATCGGGAAACAAGGAGAGACCCAGATGCAGACCACAGGTTACATCGTCCGCGAAACTGAAGCCGCTGTTGCCTTTGTCGCGCGTCGCGACGTTAAGGCGGGCGTCAAGCCGCTGTGGGTTCCCAAGGCCAAGATCCTTGTCCGTCATGAGCAGGACCGCGCTAGCGTGGTCATCGCCACTGCACAGGACGGTGAGCGAGTCGGCGTCCCGACGGTTCTGGTTATCGACGATGCGTGGGCTGTCAAGGTCGGAATCCTTGCGGCCGCATAAAAAGCGAGGGTGTGGCGAATCAGCCACACCTGGCGCCGATTATACGATTCGGCCTCAAACTTGTCAAGGGAAATCGGCACTGAAACACAAAATGTTATCGTTGACAGGTCGGGCGAATCGGCGTATAAAAGAATCACCGAAGCAAAGGAGACGGGCGATGGCAAAGGCAAAGATCTCGGACACGGTTCGCGCGAAGGTTCTGGCCCGCGACTCGTTCACCTGCCGCGCGTGCGGGTTCGGCGGTTCGGAAAACTATGCCTTCGCGCTGGAATGCGACCACATCCACCCCGAGTCGGACGGCGGCAAGGCCACTGTGGAAAACCTGCAATGCCTGTGCGGCGCTTGTAACAAAGCGAAAAGTGATAAAACGGCTTGGGAATTTGCCATGCGTAGCGAATCGGTCGCAGAGTCGGTTTGGGCTGTCAATCAAAAAATCGTCCGCGTGGCCTTCACTGTCGGCATCAAGGAAGGTTCGGTTGCCAAGACCCTCAAGCGGCTCAAGTGAGCCGCTTGCCTAGTTCCTTTTCGACCAGTTCATTTTTGGCCTTGACGAATCGCTTGATACGTAGTATCATAAGCGCAGGCGGAGCCTGCGCCGGTGGGAAGTAGGTGCGATTTAGGTGTGAATTTTAGGTAAGATTTTCGTGCAAAATCAACAGGTTACGGGTCTGGGCGCCCTGCGTGCTAACCCTTTGACAACTAACACATATTTCAGGCTTGCATGACGCTTGCGAATCAGATATAAATAATTAACAGCAAAGGAGATTACTATGCGGCTCGAAAATATCAAAGTTGCCCAGAACGGGTTCGTCATTGAAGATGCCTACGGTAATCTTCACATTGCACACACTCTTCTTGAAGCTGCGAGGCTGGCTGGTGAGGCGGTTCCCGACAGCGGACGGACGGAATACGATACCAACCGCTGCGCTGCCGACTTGGACAACGTCAGGTGTCTGGTTCAGGAAGGAAACAAGATTGGAGCAATCAAACTGTTGCGCGATTGCTTCACTCCGCGTCTGGCACTGCGCGAGGCAAAAGATCTGGTCGAGAGGTTGTGCAGCTAGAAAAGCCTTGCTAATCAACGGGTTAGCAAGGGCGGCGCTGCGTAGGCTAACCCACTGAAAACAGACACTTTTATCCGCTTGCAACACTACAACGAATCACGTATACAAATCATAACAGCAAAGGAGATGCCAAATGTTTGAAGTGGGTCAGCAGGTTCGGTTCGTTGGTCGCGGCAAGGAACAAGGCAAATACCACAGTGACTACGCACAACTGTTTGGACAGGTCGGCACTGTGCGCGAACGCAGCGAGTGGGCCATCTTCTTGGAGCGTCCCGATTCCTACTCGTATGAGGTTCAGTTTGAGGGGTTCACGTGGCAAGGGTCGGACACGGACACGTCGCAACCTGCCGATTGGTTCACGGTGTTTAACGACGAGCTGGAGGCGGCCTGAAAAAACCCTGCATAATCAAGCGGTTATGCAGGGCGGCGCTCCACAGGCTAACCCATTGAAGCTAAATATTTTAAAAATCTTCTTGATAACACCAAATATTTCTGACATAATAAAATAGAAAGGAATATTATAATGCAAGGAATTTATAAAATAACTTGTTTACCAGAAAATAGAATTTATATAGGCTCTTCTTCTGATATAACAAAAAGATGGCAAAGACACATAAGAACTCTTAATAAGCAAGAGCATCACAACTATAAACTACAATTAGATTGGGACTGTTATGGAGATGAGTCATTTACTTTTGAGATTATAGAAGAGACAAGTAATCTCGTAGAGCGTGAAAAGTTTTGGCTAGATAAGGCTTTTGATGGTTCTTATAATATACATAACTCATCTAACAACCCTATGAGAGATGATAATGTAAAGCAGAAAAGACTTGAAACCATATATACAAAATATGGTAATATGAGCGGGGGATTTGCAAAACTTAACGATACATTGGTAGTTGAGATTATTGAGCTAATTAATATAGGTAACCCTAATACTGATATAGCTAAAAAATATAACTGTCACATATCTACTATTAGGTCTATAAGAATGAAAGAATCTTGGAAACACTTGAGCTACCTACTAAAAGACTCTAGAACACCTAAAGAACGTAAAAAACAGTTGGTTGAAGATTTATACAAACAAGGCGTCGATAGAATAACTATATGGACTTCTACTGGCATACCTAGGTCTACTGTTATTTCTTGGCTTGCAGATATTGAAAAGCGTAATAAAAACAATAGCTTATCAGACTAGGTGCCCAGCCTTCTAAGGTCTTGATTTATAACAACTCTTTCCTATTGCATTTAATTGCGTCCTAGGTTATAAAGAATCATCAGAGGAGATAAAGCTATGACAATCAAGAGAGTCGTTGTGTTCGATTTGGATGAGACTATCATTGATTCTGCCCACAGAACTCCGTCGCGTTCCGATGGCACTCTGGATCTGGACCGCTATTTCGCGCTCAAGAATCGGGAAAGCATCTTCCGTGATACGCTTCTGCCTCTGGCCGATACGTTCAAGCGTCTGGACAGGAAAGAAAATTACGTGGTCATCTGCACGGCTCGTGCCATGAATCAGGACGATTGGGACTATCTGGCCCATCATGGGCTTGACGCCCACCTTGTTTTGTGCCGTCCCGAGGATGGTTCTGAGAATCACATCAAGGACCCGGTTTTGAAGGCTAGAAAGATTCAACGCCTGCGGAACCTGAAACAATTCCGCGGCAAACCGGTCGTAATGTTTGATGATAGCTATCCGGTGATTCGCAAGATGCGTGAGATTGGTGTTGCGTGCCTGAACGCTGTAAAGGTAAATCAGCGGCTGCAAAGCTGCTGATTTCCCAACAAAAACAAGCACTTAGGAGGGGCGGCGCCCCGCAGGCTAAGTTACTGAAATCACACGCTTTTTTAACTGTTGCATGGTTCTGATAGTTATGCGATAAAGAATCATCAGAGATGGAGATGCAAATGGACTTGACCGGACAGACCTTCGCTACCGCAATCTACGAATCGGTTGTCGGCAGAATCTTTGTCGAGAATGAGGTTATGATGGACGGAACCATTCGCACGTCGCTGTGGGTCCAGTTCCCCGACGGTTTCGCCGATGAAATCGGCACGGTGCAGGAAGGCTTTGAGCGGCTGGAGTTGTAAAATGACATATACCGTCAGGACCGCAGACAGGTGCTTTACCGAAGCACATTACAGTTCCTTTTCGGAAATGGTGAAAGATTGGGCCAGTGAGATTTTGTCGGGAACGCATTATTTCATGGTGAGCCTGCATTAGCGCAGGCTCCTGCCTGCGCCGGTGGTAAAATTGTGGAAATCCTGTGCAAAATCAGTTTAAAATCAACAGGTTAGTGACTACGGCGCTGAGTCTGCTAACATGCTGGCAACAAAAGAAACTTTCTGCTTGCTTGTTGCCTGAGAATCGCTTATAAATATCTTAACAAAGGGAAAAGAAGGGAACTAGAATGACAACGGTGATTAGAAACTGGGTAATCATCACGGTTGGACTTCACATTATTGCTGCCGTATGGCTGGTAGCTTTAAATCCAGAATCTGTTGGGTATTGGGAAGCCAACAGAGATATTGGATATGATTTAATCTGGAGTGAATACATTTCAGATTGTGATTGCACACAACCTCTAGAGTAGGGTAATAGAGGGCGCGTGGCGAAAAGGTAAACGCAGAGGACTTAAAATCCTTAAGCTGTCGGTTCGAGTCCGACCGTGCCTACCATGTTCTTATAGCTCAATTGGTTAGAGCGCCGGACTCATAATCCGGGGGTTGGGGGTTCGAGTCCCTCTGGGAACACCAGTTACGATCTAGTTAGATTGGAAAATCACGCCTTCGGGTGCGTGTGACCCCTCGCTAAATACTAGACCGGCTTGCAATGCGTGAGGCAAGCATTTACAATCAACTGTTTAGCGAATGAGGCGCCTAGCGTCGTAAACCATTATCGTTAAACGAAATTTTTTATTTGACACAAAGGGGTATTGTCAGATATACTAGACTAACAAAGGAGAAAACACATGTCTCACACGAGCACCGGACTATTGGTGCTAGCGTTGACCCTGATCGGTTTTACTGCCAATGCGACTACGTATAGCGAAAAACAACTCAACTGCTTAGCACAAAACATATACCACGAAGCAAGAGGAGAACCATTAAGCGGCCAGTTAGCCGTAGCGTTCGTAACCTTGAACAGAACTGAAGATGATAGATTTCCAGACAGCATTTGCGGCGTGGTATATCAAAGAGGCCAGTTTAGTTGGACTAAACATAAACCTCGAATACGTGAAGAAGAAGCATGGACTACTGCAAAGAGCATGGCTCTACGTGCCAGCTTCCTTCATGAAGAAGGAATAGACACTACTAAAGGCGCAGTTTACTTTGACGGCGGTAAACACAAACAAGCCTTTCATAAACGACGAACCATCCGAATAGGAAATCACTCGTTTTATCAATAACTTAGCAGCTAGAGCGCCCCACGCTCTAGCTCTTTGATTTTAAACACTAATTTTGTCGTTGACCACACTCTGAGAATCGTCTATAACGGTCATAACAGCAAAGGAGAAGCTGATGAGCAAGCTAGATTTCCGCAAAATGGAACCGACTGGAAAATGTCCGAACTGTGGCATCAATTGCTGGTCGGAAACGAACAACGAGCCTGCAATCTGGCCATGTGGCGTGCCCGGCTGTCCGTATCCTCACAAGCCGCAGCGTCCGTTTGAGCGGTCTGCTGTCGGGTCCAGCCTGAGCATGATTGTTTACAGCGGGAGTTGACAATGGCGTATCTGCACGGCAACCGTCAAGTTGCATACAACGCAGGCCGTGATATGTATCTCAAGGGGTGGGAGTTTTCCTGCCCCTACACACAAGGGACAGTTTATGCCCGATGTTGGTTCAGAGGTTGGTTTGATGCAGAGAGAAAAACTCCAAGAATAACAAGCGGTTAGCAGCCGCGGCGCCCCCGCCGCTAAGTCGTTGATTTCAAAGGATTCTTTCCTAGTCGCCGCCGCAATTTTTCTCTTGCCCACCCGCTGAGAGTCGCTTATAAAGACTGTATTGAAGAAGCCAAGATGCAAAGGAGAAAGCAATGGCTGATGCGAAAACCTCGAAAGTGAACTACACCGAAGCTATGGTGGAAACCATGCTCCAGATGTATGCCGAACTCGGCAACGAAGGTCTGGACACGATTGCCGAAACCATCGGCAAGCCCGTGCGTTCGGTGCGCTCCAAGCTGGTGCGCGAAGGCGTCTACGTCGCCGCTCCCGAAAAGCCCAAGGCGAAGCGGGAAGAAGGTCCGACGAAGAAGGAACTTCTGAATCAGCTCGAGTCGCTGGTCGCCTTCGACGTGTCGGGTCTGATGGGTGCCACCAAGGAAGCCATCGCGCACGTTATCGCGCTGGCTGAGCAGCAGGGCGAATCGCCCGCTGAGGAAGAAGCGGAACCGGAGACGGTCTGACGAATCGGCTAGGCGGTGAGAGCCGCCTAGCCTTATGGCCCGCGTATGGTGCCGCCCTGTCAAGGAAGCTGCAACTACTTGACAACTTTGCAGAGGGGGTGTGCGGTTCGAGTCCGCAGCGGGTCACTCACCAAAAAACCCTTTGAAATCAAAGGGTTAGGGGGCGGGGCGCCATATCATCTAAATCGTTGATTTGACTACATTCTTTTCTAGCATTGAAATGAATATTTTACTTGCGCTCCTGCTGAGAATCGCCTATATTGTTTATATCGAAGGACGAAAGGGGTGATTGCCTGACGTTAGCTAGATATCCGCAAGGGGATGCCTTGATGAGGTTTGATATTGCTCATGAAAAATATCGGGTAAGCCACCACCGGAAGGGGCTATGCGACAACGTGCGTGAAGTGGGCCTAATCAGCCAAAACTGCTCCGGTCCTCTGGACAGGTGTAAGAAGTGATAGCAGGGGTGGCCACCCCTGCTATTGCCACAACAAAAGGATATGAAAATGACGCTGACCTCTAAACTGATGAAAATTGTTGAAATCGTCAACTCTGACGGCGGTGTCGCTTTCCTTAAGATTCGATACATGCTAGAAGATGTAGAACGCGAGATTGAAAAAGGTAACGCAAATGCTGTGCAGTTTGAAAAGGAACTGGACCACGTTCTGCGTTTCTGTGAAATGGCCGCAAATAAACCTTTATAATTCAGGCACTTAGGTGCCGAGGCGCCCCCGCCGCTAAACTATTGATTTCATTCAATTCTTTTCTGTTGTGTTACCTGACGAATCGGGCTATACATAATCATCGGCAAGAGAGGAAAAGACGCCATGAAATTCTACACCGCTGGCAAAATCTGGCACGCTGACAAGTTTCGCCACCTTCGGGATACGGTCGGCCTGCCCGTTCAGGCTCGCTGGATTGACCTGAAACAAGATGACCCGATTGTGGTATCAAATAAACGACTCCTGTGGCAAATGTGCTACGAGGATGTGCGAGACTCCGATTTCGTTCTGCTCTACTCTGAGGATATGGCAGAAGAACAGCGCGGCGCGCTGGTTGAGATTGGTATGGCCTATGGCATGGGCAAGCCTGTTTATGCCGTCGGCAAGTGTGGCTCTATCTGCCCGAACGGAATTTCCGATGTGGCATTTACGCATCACCACCTCTGGACTTGGCTGGATACTGACAATCTGGTCAAAGGTGCCTTCTATTCCATCGCGTCCCAATTGGGTCGCAATCGCAATGTCGAAACTCTGAAAAAGGTCGCTTAAAATGCCGTATATCCCGCAACAGCAACGCATCGACATTCATAATGATTTGCTCGATGATGAATTGGGCGGCCTTAATTGGACGCCTGAAAATGCCGGAGAATTGAATTTTCTGGTATCCACTTTCATCGCCAATTACATCAAAACCAAAGGGCTGAAATATGCCGTGGTGAATGAAATGATTGGTGCGCTGGAATGCGCTAAAATGGAACTGAACCGCGTTATTATTGGTCCTTATGAGGACATTAAAATCGCGGAAAACGGTCCTGTCTATGATGGGATTCTGCCGTCAGGCGAATACTGAAAAAACCCTTGCAAGTCAAGCACTTGCAAGGGGCGGCGCCCCCGCCGCTAAACTGTTGAAATGAAAGCATTCTTTTCTATTGCACAAGCTGTCTATCCGTGCGATAAGAGGATAACGCAGGAGAAGCCAATGACCACTGAAATCAAATACCAACTGTTTTGCGCTACTGGACCTGACACTGGTTATCAGGTCGGCGAACTGTTCAACTCGGAAATGGCTGCAAAGAATCACGCCCTGAATATCGAGGACCGCGAGTCGCAGGAATACAAGATTGTTTCCATCGTCACTACTCGCTCCACTCTTGATGTGTTTACCGTCCCCGCGCATGTCCCTACTCTTGAAGAAATTGCAGCATACATTATTGACGGGTCGAACGGTTCATTCTATATGGAATGGGGCGACGATATTGAGCAACTGAGCGATTCGGACCGCTCAAAGGTTGAGGATATGGTGTGGGAAGAAATTTCAACCTGCGATTGTTGCGGTTGGCACTTCCACCATGGGGATATGGAAAATGTGGAGGGCGATAACCTGTGTTGGAAATGTGCAGAAGATGCGCTAGAAGAAGAGGATGAAGAAGATGAGGGTTAAACTAGGCTATTCGATGGGTTTTGCAGGGACTGAATCCGAATGGATGGAAGATGTGCCTGACGATGTTGTCGAGGATGGGCAGGAAGCCATTGATGCATACCTAGATGATGTGCAGCAACAGCTATGGCAAGAGGCTTGCGAAAAGATTTCAGTGTGGGCAGAAATCGTTGAATAACAAGGGGTTAGCTACCCCAGCGCCCCCGCCGCCAACCCATTGATTTTGCTACGTTTTTTTGTTGTTGACCACCCCGTGCGAATCGCCTATAAAGATTTCAACGCAGCAAACAAAGGAAACCTGCAAGATGCCTTTCAAGCCGACTCTGTTCGTCGTCACCGATATCGAAACCACCATGAAAAAGCGCATCGCGTTCGATGTGGCATGGAAAACCATTGACAAGCG